ATATCTTTGGCAACATCTAAAATGGAAACAGCATGGTCAAAAGCGCGCTGGCTGCCGTCTGGCAGAGTAATAACTGGCATGATAAATCCTTATACAGTGGTGGCCCGAACCAAGGGTCACGTTGTTGAATGATAGATTGCAGGTTTTATGTGCCTTGCGTGCCAGTTGATGACCCCCACTATGAGCCATTTGGTACACAGCTTGGTACACAAAATATTATCCCGCGCAAGAATGGTATCATTTATGGCTACTAGCATAAAGAATTGATCGGCATTATTTGCGTAGAGGGGGTTAGCCCTCTCGCATCTTTTTAAAGCAGCACTTTTACCGATAGTTCTATCGCTTGCCCTGGGCCGGCAATTACTTTACCCGCTGGATCATCAGCACTAATTACCACGACAAATGCATCGTATATGCCTGGGCGTAGTGTTAGCGATCCTAGCTTTACGCTGATGATGTTGTTGTCGGTACCGGTGATCTCGGCGGGGATGGTTTCGCCGTTTACAATTACGGATGCGCTGGTTATGCCGGCGCTGGTAAAGTTTAGTGGCTCGCCATCTTGGTTAAATTGGATCTGCTCTTTATTGTCGCGGCCGCGATATGCTGGTAATTGCATGTTACACCCTTTGCGCTGTGATGTTGTTTGTTAGTCGGGTACCGGTGATTTTTGGGGTTGTGCGTGTTGCTACTAGCGTGGGCATTATGCGTTGCGCTGTCATGCGATCGGGCGCCAGCTCAATGTTGCCCTTGTTTATTTTTTGCAGCATTGCCCTGCCCGAACTTGCAGTTGTTGTTGTGCCGCTGATGTTGCCTTGCTGATCATTGACTGACTGCAAACTGGTGAGCGCATACTGGATGGCAATAAGCTGGCCTATGATAAAACCTATTTGCTCGCCGGCTTGCTCGTTGATTGCTTGCAGTACCGCAACACCTGCACTGTAGGCGTGTGTCTCGCCCGCGAGGCTAAACTGTTGCTCGTTGATCGGGGTGATGTAACCCGCGCCTTGGCTAATGGCGCTGGCCGTGCCCGTAAGCTGCAGGTGCTGATCGTTTACGCCCTGCACACTGGCAATACCTAACGTTACTGCGCGCAATTGCCCACTGATACTGCCCGTTTGCTCGCCAGCTTGATCGTTAATGGCCGTTAGTACAGCAATGCCCGAACTATACGCAGTGGTAAACCCTGTCGCGGATAAGTGCTGAACGTTTACGGCGCTTAACGTTGCTGATGCATCGCTCTGCAGCTGCAGCGATCCTGTTAGCGGTTGATGCTGGGCATTGATTGCTACTGTATCTGCGGCGCCAGCCGTGTAAGCCGTTAGCTGACCAGTGAGACTAAACACTTGCTCATTAACTGCCGTGACATTGGCCGCACCGAACTGCGCCGCTTGCACTGTGCCACTCGCAGATAGTGCTTGTTCGTTAATGGCTGCTGTAACGGCACTACCCGTTTGCACACTGGCCAGCGTGCCTGATGCGGATAGGATCTGCTCGTTGGATGCAGATCCATCGTCATAAGGCACCCATTGGCTGCTGTTGGTTGGCCAAGGTCCGTCTAGTGTGCCGTTGTTGGCACTCTGGGTATCAACTAGTATTAATCCTGCGCCGTTTGATGCTGATGGGTCATACCTGTGCTGTAATACGCCATTATTATAAAACTCAGCCCAATAAAAATCTCCATGCCTTTGCGCGGCATTGAGTAGCGCAAAAATGACTCTTAAACCAGTTGTAAATAAATGGGAACCAGCAACAGTGCCACAAGGCACACCGTCTTGAAAAACAGTAATGTTATTTGTAGCGCTAGAGCCAACTAACTCATATTCACATAAATTTGTTACTGCGGATTTTTGCAGAGTTACATTTCGTTGTGAGTTGCCTGTTCTTATTTGTATTACTGTAGCGCTAGTAAAAAACACTAAGTTAGTTGAGTCAGCATTTCCAGTAACGGTTTCTCCAGCGAATATCGGCAAGTTTGTGCCATTAATCTGTATCTTAAATTTTAAAGACCAGTTACCCGTAAAACCTGCGCCGCCCAATCTTACAAAATCAATGGCTGATGTGAGTTTTACATCTCTAAACGTTGTGCCTGATACAGTCCTTAATAAAAACGCTTGAGACATATCACATCACTCCATACGCATCATCCACGTACAGCGATGAACTTAGCCATTCATTTGGTATGCGGCAATCATAAACACCCGCTACACTTACGCCTTTACCGTCTGGCCCATACAGTGAGTTAATGCGCTGCATTGCACCGGTGCGACTATTTTGCGCCCACACTTGCGGAATATGCAAAGGGCAATCTGCCGTAGTTGTAACCGTTAGCCATGAGCCAGATGCAGTAACAGCCTTACGCGGGCACTCGCCTAGCGTTATAAGCACGTCATGCAGCGTTACATTCGGGAATGGTTTTTCTGGTATGTACATGCATGCCGCTGTTATCCGCGCTACTTCGTCGGTATTTAAAACACCTAGTGCGTGGGATGCAGAAAATAATAGTGCCACTTCGGGATCGGCTAGGTTTAAGTAAAACTCTGGATACCAAAGCTTATCGGCCGCATCTAAAACCTTTGTTGCTAACGATCTTTTTTCTGAGGGTTCTAGCGGGTTTTCGACTAGCGACTTTAAGCGTTTACGCGTGTCATTAATAATAAAACCCGTTTCAATTTGCGTTTTCCGTACCGATCCTTCGGCTCGCCACAGATACGGCAGCGGCGCATAGTCACGGGCGGCATCTACTTTTTGCTGCGGTGTTAAGTGCGGTACGGTTTTTAAAAAATCAGCTAATAGCATGTGACACCTCAAAAATGTTTTTTGGCACTAATCGGTTGTAGCGCTTTTTGAATGTTAAGCCGCTGTGTTTGCCGATTAATTCGGCGCATTGGTAAGCGCATAGCTCGTCCCAGTCTAGGCCCAGTGCGATACCCCAAAACGCGCTGCCGTCATACTTGGCGCCCAGTTTGTCTTTAATTTCTTCAACAGCATTGGGATTGGTAAAGTGGATGCCGCGCACACAGGTTTCGCGGTAGCGTTTCTTGAATTCGCTGAGCGGTGTCGCCACAACGCCGTAGCCGCCACGCGCCTCGATAACCGTATCACCCAACAGCAAACCGACATGGCTCCAGCGGCAGCGCGTTCTTAGCTGTATCGCTAGGCTAATGGGTAAGTAGCTGCGGCCAAATATCAGCTGAGATTCGGGCAGGCGGTATAGCTGGATTTTGCTTAGATCTGGGTTGATCAGTTCTGGTATGCGTTTTTTTATGTCGTTGGGTAATTGCATAGTTTGTCCTTGGCGTGCGTGGCCACGTAAGCAATAAAAAACCCAGCGCGGGGCTGGGTGGTTTAGCAATGTAGCGTGGGTTTATTGCTGCGGATTGTCGCGCACTAGCACTGTAGTGCTAGCTTGCACAACACAACTGCGCGCTGTGGCGGTACCGATAAATTCCAGCACTTCGTCGCCTTCGATATAGCCAATGTATGTGCTGTTTTCCCACAGACCAATAAAGCCCACAGTTTGATTGGTGGTTAAATCTAGCGAGAATTGCACAGTGGCCGTTAACGCGCTTACTGCGGCAGTACCTTGCGCGGTGGGTGCGCTAAATACGCAGCTTTTACGCTCGTAAGGGGCGGCGGTAAGTTCACTGCCAGCGGCGGGTGTGGCACCCACGCCGGGGTTAGTGCTGTGTAACGACATTAAATTTGCTGCATTTAATGGGCGGCTGTTGCCGGAAAAGTTAAACATAGTAGATCCTTATTGCTTATGGGGTTATGTAGTTGCTGTTTGGGAAACTGTTGGCCATAAAAAAGGCCCCGTGGGGCCTTGGTGTGGTGTGTTTTTTTTACCACTGCAGAGTGTTTAGGTAGGTGTCTACCGCCTGCTGTGTGGTGAGTAATGCGAGTGCATCTTTATGCTCGCGGCATTTGTATACCAAGTATGCTTTATGCTGCGCTACAGCTGCGCCCAGTGCGGCTAAATCGTGTAACGTCATGGTGACGGTTACGTTGTCTTCGGTTAGCCACTGTGTGGTAAATTCTTGCCCGGCTATTTGTGCCAGCTGTGCGACTTGTACCGCGCCCATTAAGTCGGCAATGTTGCGTTCGCTGGTTTGGTAACGATGGCCCGCATGCTCTATACCCGCAGCGATTAGCCTGTCGCGTTCTGCATTTAACCAGTGCAATTTGGTTTGCTTGTACTGGTTAAGTATGTCGGTGGCGGTGCGTAGTGTTTGCCAGTTAATTGTCATCATTCACCTCCTGTGTTGGCATGTGCAGCGGTGTGGGTGCTGGCTTGCGTAGTATGGGGCAAGGGCATTGGCCGTTGGTTACGGTAAAAGTATAATCGGCCCAGTCGGTACTTTGGTTTGCCTCGGCCGTTTGCATGTTATAGCTATACTGCAATGTTAGCTGCACTTCGCCGTTTATGCGTTTAATGCTGCCAATGAACGGGGTTTCGGCGGTTACTTCTGCCCCGTCGGGCAGTGGGGCTAGATCATACGTTTGACCGCGGTATGTTATGGTTTCGCCAAGCACGCTTGGCGGTGTGTCGTCAAAAACAGAGATTTCTGCTTGTAAAATAATATTCATCTTATTCACCTTAATACCTAATACCAACGACCATAAAAGAACATCGTATATTTGACTTGTGTTCCAATTAAATTGCCTGTTTCGTTTCGGTTGGGCCAATTATTAGAAGGTGATACACCGGTATTTATTACACCAACGGTTGTGTCATAGTAATAAAGCTCTGTGTAAAGTGTTTGATTGTCAGATGTTCTTACTTCGCAAGCAGTTATAATTTTTGCCAAATTAGGTGACACATTCGCAAACGGAGGATCGCCTGCAAGTAAATAAATTGAGTCTCCCTGACCATTTGCAGGGTTTAGTGTTATACCGCTTACTTCCTTTCTAACTGCACCTATTGCAGTGCCATCAGCTAATAACATAAATTCGCCATTAGCATTGCTGCCTCTCGCTATAATTGCACCAGTTGGTACTCCGCTAGTTTGGGATACAGTCCCCAAAATGTTGTAATTATCAAAAACTTTTTGCCAATCAAAAAAAACGCCTGTTGTTAAGTTGCTACCTCTGAAAAATAACGTCCCCATTGATGGGGTTCCACCATTTAAGCTGCCTCTAAGAACGATTTGATTTTTTAAGTTTGGCAAACCATTCTGAAGGTTTAAACCCGTATACACCTCACCATCAGGATAATTAACTGAGCCAATTCCAGAGCGGTTAATAAATTTATTAACCTTACTTACATTATCAAGGTTAGGTAAATCACTAGGTATACCACCTAACCCAAAATCCCCTACTTTTAAAACCCTGCCTGGTGTTGTATCAGTAGTGCTTGTCGTTAGAGGCCTAAAAAAATCAATTGCTTGCTTTACCCGCAAGGCTGTCATAGCGTTGTTGTTGTCGGTGCCGGCTTGCGCTTGCGCTTGGGTTGCTATGGCAAAGCCTTCAATTAATTGCTTTAACACAGCTGTGGCTGCTGCTAAATCGCCGTCGGTTGGAAATGCTACTGCAGTTTGGCTGCTCTGGTTGGCATAGGGCCATGGCGAACGCAGCTCTATTTTTGGTAGGTTACTGCCATCGCGGAACGTGCGTTTAATTTCTACCGGTGGGTTATTGCCAATGATTAAGCCCCCAGACTCTTGCGCTAGCTGTATGTCGTCGCCAGCATTTACGTTAACCACAGTTTGGCCGTTGTTAACGGACACACTGGATGCGGTAAACCATGTCATAGTGTTTCCTTAAATAAAAAAGCCCCTTTCGGGGCTGTGAAAAATTAACGTCTGAGTTGTTGGGTTGATAATGCAGCGTACTTAACCTGCAAAGTAGGATTGGCTGGGAAATCCCCATTTGTTGCAGTTGCCTGTACCGTTAGGGTATAAGTGAAGTTTCCAGCACCAGGATTATCTAAAAAAATACGGGCTATCTCATAATCTGAGAATAAACCTGGCTGCAGTTTTTCAGCGACGAGTGTGCCATTTCTTCTGATCCTGATGGCAGTGTTAAATGTTTGACCACTGCCTGATGCGCCGAACGTTACGCCGTTCACTATAAACTGAATACTTATTACTTTCCCTGCAATGGCGGGTATCGTTACGTTAGCAACAACGGTTTCAATACCATTATTTAATGTGATGGTGTTTGTTCTTACATCATAGCCAGATGATGAAGCCGCACCATCTATTAGATCTCCACCGTATTTCCCATTGCCCTGCGCGTCATCCCAATTTATGGCATTGGATTTGGTCATGCCGCTATAAATTGGCTGGAATGTTGTCGTGTTCCACGTAACATTTGGCACTCTTGGTCCGTACCATTCAATTAACGCATCGGGACCAAAGGGAACTGCTTTAATAACCTTAAAATGAGAGCTTACGCCATCTGCTGCAATAAACTCCCCGCCTTTAATAATGGGTGCAATTATCTCAGTACCAGCTATAAACCTGTCGCCTGCAATACTGTCGCGGGCAATGATCGATCCATTGACTTGCAGCGCTACTGTTACCCAGCTGCCATTAATGTATTGGCGGGCTTGGCTGTCGGTGCCATCGGATCGGGTTTGCGTAAAAATATCAAACTGCACTGGGGCGCGGCCAACCAGATCGGTAAAGCGCTGGTTGGCCGTGGCGGTTGTCCAACTGATAGCGGCATAGGTACTGCCGTAAAAGCCTGCGCCTGTTGCTCCCGGTTGTCCGGGTTGTCCGGGTTGCCCAGGTGTTCCTGGTTCACCGGGCTGTCCCGGTTGACCTGGTGCGCCGGGGGCACCTGGGGCACCATCTTGCCCTCTAATGTCGTTTAGGTCGTTTACTACGTGGCCATCTTGTAACACTAACCGCGCGCGTATGTTAAGCACGCCACTGTTGTTGGTCCAATATAACACTGGGGTGCCAGCTGTATTGGTTAGGCCAAAAACATCACCCTGAAAGTTTATGGCGTTATTGCCACCACCAATGGTTAAGCCGGCAATGGTGGCGACACCATTAACCACGTTAGTTACGCCTAAGAACGCGCGGCTTTCTAGCTGATCGAGTTCCTGATTGTATGCAGAGTTTAAAATAAGCTGGGCTTGGCTAAAGGTTTCTAAGCTGCCTACGCGGTTGCTAACGCCAGTAATGGATTGCGCGTTGCCGTTAACATCGGCCTGCACCTGTTGAATAGTGCTGGCCTGCGCACTGAATTGATCATTCGTGGATGCCGATAAAGCATTGATTGACGCCGCGCGCGCTTGTGACTCGTTTGCTACCGCTTGGTTTAACGCGGTTAAACTGGAGTTTACTTGCCCTGTTTGAATGCCAAAACTGGCATTTAGGGTAAGCAGCTCTTGTGATAGCGCTTGTTGTGATGTGGCTAAGCTTTGCAGTTCACGCTCGGCTATGGCTACGGCGCTACCTTGATCCAGTTGGTTATTACGTTGTTTGTATAGCTCGTATTCTGTAAAAAACTGCAGCTTGCTTAAATCATTGGTTTTTTGTTTACCACTTGCAATGCTAACGATTTGATCTGACAAACGCCCTGTTAGCGCATTTAATTCTGAGCTAACCGTGGTGAGTGTTTGCTGGGTAGTTTGTATTTGATCGTTAATGCCACCAGGCTGCGCATTAAAGCTGGTTACCACTTGGGTAATATTGGCCTCTGCACCATTAACCCACTGTGCCGCACTGTTTGCTTTTGTTACGGTACCTTGGCTATCGAGTTGCTGCTGTGTGGCCTTTAAGCTGATGATGGTATTTGTACCATCGATAACTTGCGACACATTGCTAAACGTTACGGTGTTATTGCTGTAAAACACCGACGTAACATAGCTGGTTAATTTGGCATCTACCGAGTTTATGGTGATACCTAGATCATTAACTTGTGCCGTTAATCCCTCAATTTCGGTAAGGGCCGCACTGGGTTTACCAATGGTAATGCTGTTTATTGTAAATTGATCGGTGACGGTTTGCCCCAGTACAATACGCAAGCCCGTTACCGTGCCCGTGTACGAGGCTTCGCCGGCTAAATTTAAGTTGCGAACGGTAATGCTACTGCCTACTGATTCTATAACGCTGGGGTATGTTACGGTGCTGCCACCCTCAAACGTAACAATTAAGTCGCCTTGCCACCCTGTACCTGCGTTACGGGCTATGCTTATGCTAATTACGGGGTTTTCGTTTGCTGCGTAGTTAAGTGATAGGTTTGCAATATCACCTAGCGTGAGTTCTATTTTACTGCCCGCTGGGGTCAGTGTGCCATTCACCGCTGACCAGCCCTCGGCGCTGTTAAAAAAGCCAAATGAATACGCGGGTAAAATGGCATCTATGGCGCCGGCAATAGCTTGGTTTACTTCTGTGTAGGTTGCGCGTAGTGCTATTTGCCCTGCTAAAACAGTAATTTCACCCGTTGCCTGGGTAATTTGATTTTCGGTTGACGTTACCCGCTGCGCCAGTATGTTTACACTGGCATTTACGCCATCAATTAAAAAGCTGGCGTTATTAAAAGCTGTGTCGGTATAAGCAAAGGCGCGTAAACGTATTAACCCCGTTGCGGGGTCTACTTCAAAGGTTGCATCTTGTAAGCTGGCAAGCCCTTGTTGCACGTTTTGCTTTAAGCGTACTGCCGCCGCAGCAGTATCAAACAATTGTTTATCTGATGATTGCCGGCTTAATTGCTCTGCTTGGATACGTACTTTTATATCGCGTTCGGTGCGCGTGAGCTCGCGTTCTACGTCTTCGATTTGTTGCTGTAAATCTTCCACCACGGGCTGAAAGGTGCTTTGCCACAGCGGATCTTTAATTAGGTCAATAACATTGCTGGCGTCGTTAGTGGTGGTAATGCTGGCACTTACCCAGCCGCTATTGCCCAGGGCGTTTATGGTGCGGGCAAATACGGTGTGTAGGGTATTGTGCTTTAAGCCGACAAAGGTGGCGGTGGCGCCGCGGGCTTTGTTGCTGGGCGTGTGGCCCGTGCCGTTGCCTTCTACTATATCAAACTCAAATTGGGTGCCTAACCCTGCGCCAGCTAGTATGGGGCGTGCTTCAATTTCAAAGTTAAAGCTGGTGAGCTGTATGCTGGTAGGCGGGATCGGTTGGGTTAATTCAAAGGCGATTACTGCTGGTGGCGATAGCGTGTTTAGGGTGCTGATGGCAAATACGGATAGGGTGTAATTGCCGGGCGCCAGCAAGGGCAAATTGAGTGAGCGCCCTGCCGTTTCTTCGCTAAACAGCACCGTGCTGCCGCTTTGCAGTTGTACGCGGAAGCGGCGGATAAAGGCGTTGTTTACGGTGGACCAACTTAAACGCCCACCAGTGGCCAGTGTGAGATCGGGCGCGATGCTTAACCCGGTTGGCGCGGGTATGTTGGTGGGATCGCCCAGGTTAGTGCCGCCCGTGCGCTCGGCATAGGTGGTACCGCTCCATGGGTAAATGGCGTTTTGGTGCTCGATAAACTCTAGCTCTACGTCGCCATCGTCTTTTAGCTTTACTTGCTCTACGCGGAACGGCTTAGCGTCCCAGCCACGGGTGTCGTCGGTAATGGCAACCACATCACCCGGCTCTACTACAATGGCTGCGGGGCTGGCTACAAAGCTGCATTTAAGCTGAAAGCGGCTACGCAGGGCGATAATGCGCGCCATTTGAATGGCTTCGGCTTTGTTGGTGATGGTGTTAAATTCAAAGTTTTGTTCGAGCAGTACGCCGTTATCTTCGGCTAGCCACTCGGCAAATTGTGGATCGGCGCTGTCGGGGTAAAATACTTCGTCGCGCTCAAAGTCGAGGGCGGCATTAGGAAAGCGCACCACTACGCGGTTGTAACGGTCCTTTTTGCTGCCGCCGCCGCTTTTAATTTTGCCCGTAATGGTGGCGTGGTTTAGTTGTTCGCTACGGCCGTGGCTGAAATAAAAAACGGGACTTGCGTCCCGTTCGAGTTGTAACCGCAGCATGCCGCTGCCGATGGGTAGGCTACCTCGCATGGCCGAGAGCATTTGCTGTACGTTGCTAAATACCGATTGCCCTGTGTCGACTACCTGGTTACCGGTAAAGCGCTTGTGGGCAAAGAGTGTGGGCGTGCCGTTGATAATAACCGTGCTGTTTAGCGCTTGATCGGCTACGTTGGCGGCCGTAATAAAGCTGGGCAATGCCAAGCGGTTGGCGTTTAGGGCTTTGCCGTATACGGTGTTTTGTAGGTAATCTAGCAGCTGTATAGCGGGGTTAGTGCTGTATACCGTGGTGTTGGTGCGCGGATCAAAGAGTTTACGGCCACGCACACGGGCGGTTATTTCGGGTTCGCCGCGCCAAATAGATTGGTCTTTATCCATTTGCAGCACGACATACAGATACGCAAGGCCGTTAAGCGTGTGGGTGTTGGTCCAGTTGGGGATTGCCGTAACAGCAGGCGCTGATGCAGCTTGGTTGGCCGCGCCTAAATAGCGATGCACAGTAAACCATTTGGCGCTGTTAATGTTGTTTTTGTCTTTACGCCAGCGGGGATCGGTTTCGCTTACGCCATCAAAAAACACCTCTTCTATGGCGTCTATTTCGCCTTCGCATAATACGCAAATAAGGTGCAGTAGTTCGTTTTCGGCGCCGCCGCTTAAATCGGTTACGTATTTGTGTACTTTGATTACGCCAATTTTGCGCGTGCCGTATACCACAGGGATAGCATGATCGCTGCCTTGTTTTTCTACCAGCACTGCGGCGGGATCTTGGGGATCGGGTATTTTAAATAACCAGCCGAGTACTTTTTTAATCGGCTTTAAAAATGGCATTACTGTGTTTTTAATGCCTTTGAATACCTTGCTAATAAAGCCCATTACGCACCACCCCACTTAATGTCTTTTTTCACTTGCGTGGCAAACTCTAGGCCTTTGTCTTGCGGGTAATACCGCACTTGGCTGTTGTTGGTGGTGCGGCGCCCACGTGGGGCTTCAAAGTCGGCCCACTCGCTAGACATAGGCACCCGACAGGTGGCGCTGTCGGTGTCGTCGGCGATATCCGGATCAGCATTAATTACCCAGGCATGCAGCAGTATGGGATCGGGGATAACTTGCCCCGTTGGGGTTAGGTAGGCGCGGTATATGTATACCATGCGGTTAATTTGTGGCGTGTTTAGCATGAGCGCCACTATGCTTTGGTCGGCTGCGGTAAAGCTTAGGCTGATTTCGCCTATGCGCAGTTCGGTGGTAAAACTGGGGGTGTCTACGTCAAGTAATAGGCCGTCGGCATTGTAGGTTTCGCCGTTCCAGTTAATATCAAACCCGGCTTCGGTAAAGCGTAATACCGTGTTGTTGGCCAGTTCCATGCGAATTAAATGGCAATACTCGTGATCGCCGGCAAGAGCTGCAGCGACTTGTGGTGTGGTTATGATCATGCGTTATAGGGCCTCGCGGCAATCCAATTCGAGTTTGGCGATACAGCCGTCGCGGCCGTCGACTTTAAATTCTTGTACGTCGCGCACTTTGCGCAGTAAAAAGGGCACATTGCGGATTATAAGCGGCGTGTTTACCGGTACCGGCTGCATTAGCTGCGGGTGAATATTTAGCGTTAGCTGGCCGCTTACGTTGCTGTTGGCGTCGGCGGTTACTATGTAAACCTTGCTGTGGTTGCCAAATTTTACAAAGTCGCCTGCTACCAGTTGGCCACTCACTGCCCCACTAAAGCCTTGCAGCGGTATGGCCGTTGCGCCTTGGCTAGTAGCGGTGCGCACAACGGGTGAACCCGCGCCAATGCCTTTGGTGTTGCTGTAACGCGGGATCACCGCACTAAAGGCGGTAAAGCGGCCACTTAAGCTACAGGCCCAGCCAAAGGCGCGGCTTAGGTCGTCGGCATTGAGCGGCGTGCTCATTAGGGTTATTTCCCACTTGTGCCCAGGTATGCTGCGCACATGCTCAATAAAGGTTTTGCTTTCGGTGCTAATGTTGGCATCGATACTGGCAAAGCGCGCTTCTTGTATTTTAAAAACGGCAGGGAGTTGGCTCATGGGTTACCTTTAGCTTGCAAATACTGACAAGGCTTGTATTAAGTTTGGTAGCCGCCACAGCACAATAAGGATCGATATAGCTGCAACCGCATGCCAAATTGTTCTTCGAACTTCTTTTGGTGAGTTATTAACCGATTCCATAAGGACTCCTAGAAATTTAAAGGTAAAACGTCTATCATTGCTCAATGCTTTACTCCTAAGTTAGGGTTAGGTGTGAATGCAAGAAACCCCGGCATGCTGGTAACATCCGGGGTTTTGCTTTTGGTGTTTTTTAATTGTTACGCTAACCGAATACCTTGATCTTCAAAGGCACTGGCGACCATGCCTGCTAGTGCACCACGGTTTGCCATGATCAGTTCCATCATTGATTCTTGATTCGGTGATGCTAAATTGAATTGAATAATGGGTTGTGTGCCGCTAAAGCCTGCTGATACACCTGAACTAGCAATACCTGCGTCATTATTAACCGCAGATAAAAATTGCGTTAAATCTTCGTTTTGCCTTGGGCTAAGAACGCGTTCACCTTTATCCAGAATCCATGTCCCTTCACTAGGTATGTAATCTAGGCCGCTGTGCGCTTGACCTCTTATTGCATTTACATTTGCCATACCTGCCATTATTGCTGCAGCTGCTGCTGCGACACCAAGCGCGGGTCCTACAAATGGTATTGGTGCCATTGCAGCATAAGCAGCTGTAGCGGATTGATAGGTGTTAATTAACGCTTGAGCAACGGCGGCGGCCTTGGCAACTTGGCGGGCTTTTTTGCTTTCTGAGTTTTGCATAGACGCTAAACTAGAGAAAAAATCACCCATTATGGCAAGTTGCGCACCACGTTTTTGCGTTTCAATTTGTGACATTGCCGTTTCGTGCTGCTCTTTTAAAGCTAGTTCTTGTGCGTTCCAATCAATGTTGGTATCAAATTGCTGCAACCTTGCTTGGTTTAGCATTTCTGTTTGTCTTTGATACCAATCATTGAGCACCGCTTCTTCTTCGGCAATTCGTTCTAACTCACCAGCTGGCCCTGATACTGTTACATCTAACCTTGCTGACATTGGTGAATCTTCAAATAAATCACCGCTAACACGCTGAACCATTTCTACATCAACTGTTGATGTGAGTTTTTTAGCATCATCCAGTAACTTCATGCGCTCTTTAAACGTTTCAAAACGTTTTTCTTCGTCTGTTTGTAGCTCACTAAACAAGCTTGTTAAACCCGCGCGTATTCTCGCTTCTTCTTCTAAAGCAACGTTTTTTTCAAGCTGGGCGCGTGTAGCAGCTTCTTGTGCTAGGTGCTCTTTATCTAATGATGTTAATGTTTTTTTGGTTCTTATTTCTGCAAGCATTGCTTCGTAGCTTATTAACGCTTGTTTTGATCGGCTAAGTTTATCTGTTCCATCGATCTGGCTTTGCAATGCCGTTTGGGTTTCTCGTGCATTATTAACAAATGCGAGCACTGAATCAGCGGCTTTTTGTTGTTCCTCTGTAAGCGCTTTAGCCGCTTCGGCATTTTGATATAGAAGATCTTCTTTTCTGGCCAGCGCTAACAGCGCGTTTTGTTCAGTTTCGGATAGTTTTCCAGCCAAAGATCCACTTTGTATTTCGTACAGTAACTTTTCAGCTTCGCCTACTTTGCCAAACAAAGCGATACGCCTTGTCATGGCTTCTGCTTGCTTCTCAAATTCTTCGGATAATTTTGGCGCCACAATTTCAGCGGGCGTTTTGTTAATAACGCCGTTTATCTGTTCGAGTGATTGTTTATATTGACCTTGAGTGATCGTAAGCTGTTCAATTAATGCTTCACTCTCAATAATTCTTTTATTTAACCCATCAATAGCCTGTGCTTGCACATTTTTGTAACGCGGATCCATTGCCTCAGCTTTTTGAAGTTGGGCTTTTTGCAGTCGCAATTTCTCCTGTGCATTGGCTAATTTTTCAGTATTTTCAGCCAGCTTATCGTTTGCTTGTAACTTTGCTAGTGCGGCTTGTTTTTGTGTCAGATTTTTATAATTGAGGTTAAGAATATCTAATTGTTCATTAAGTTTTGCTGCTGACTCATCCGCTTTGCCACCCGTAAAAGCGAAGTAAGTTAACGCTGTTGCGGCAGTAAAAATTAAACCTGCTGGGCCACCTACTATTGAAAGTGTTCTGTTTAAGCTTTTAGTTACAGCATCTAACCTTAACAAGTTTTTTGCCGTTCCTGCACTTACACCTGACATAGATGCAAGGCGCATTTGATATAGCATTGCTTCTTTTGACGCGATTCTGAATTGAGTTATGTTTGCAAGAGTAGCCGCACCTAAACGCCCAACCATAACCGCACCAGCAATTGCTGCGATATCAACAACTATTTCAAGGTTGTCTGCAAGTTTTAGAATAGAAGCTGAAACCAAGCCCGTTGCATTTGTGCCTTCTGCTAAGCCACCGAAAACACGCAAAGCCGCGTTATCTAATTGAACAAATGCATCACCCACTGTAGTGGCCATGCTATCGGCTTTACCTTGCAGATCATCTAACTGACCAATTAATGCAGGCACCACCTTATCCGCGGTTAACTGACCTGAGCGTGCTAGTTTATCCAGTTCCTGCCGTGACACACCCAAACCACGGGCTAAGGCGTCTGCTACTTCGCCGCCCGTTTGATAAACGGTGTTCCAGTTATCACCCCGCAACACGCCTTCGGCTATCGCTTTGGTTAGGGCGTTCGTGACTGATGCAGCACGTTCTTGTTTGGCGCCACTGGCAACTAAGCCAGCCGCTAAAGCGTTAGTAAACTGTAATTGCTGTTGAGTGCTGTAACCCAGTTCAGTTAATGCGGAAGCATTAAGTAAATAACCTTCGGCTGTACCTTCTAAGCTTGAATAGGTTTTTCGTGCAATTTGCTCTATTTCGCCCATTACTTTATTAGCATCACCCATTGGGCCAACGGCCAAATTCACACGGCTATTTAAGTCTGTCCAGCTGTCGCTGTATTTTCGTAACTCATTAATTGAGATACCAATACCTAGAGTAGCAAAGGATCGCTGCACCACTTGGGATGTTTGCGTAGCTGTTTTTTCAATTTCTTGCATGCTTTGCTTGGTTTGCCGCGCCGCTTTGTTAAGCGGTTCGGTGTAGCTGCCTGTTTTTAGGATCATGTCTAGTGTTAACTGACCAAGCGATTTTGTTGACATGCTTGCCGCCTTTTGCAATAAAAAACCCCGGCACGCTGTTAACGTCCGGGGTTAGGTTTTGGGTATTAAAAAACCCGCACAAGGCGGGTTGGTGTTTAGCTATTTAACCAAAATGGTTTCTACAGATATCGTAAATTCTGTGCATAAAATTCATATTCTCAGCAACTTCGTGCGCCTCAGGATTTATGATCGCTATTAGTAAGTAGTGATTATCATCAATTGGGCTTCTCGCGTAGACGATATGCTTATCACTGGTCCTATCATAAAGCCTGATATTATCTTTTTGACACTGCTGATATTTTTTGCAACTGATTATATGGATATGTCGTACGCTATAGTCGTTCATTTTGGGCGGGATATGATAAGGAACGTCACGCCCAAACGACCAAAAGAAACCCTTGTCTAAGTATTCCTTGAAGGTTTCTATTATGGTATTTGCCGGGTAACAGTTAGGGTCTGTAAGAACTCCTTTATACAGATCAACCCTCATTTTATGCCGGCAGGCCTTTAAAGTGATTCTCTGATAGCTCTGCTATCCTATCGACTTCCTCTTCCGACAAGAATGAGCGAGTCAATTCAACGTTAGTAACTGTTGCTTGCGCCAGTAGAGTGCGAAATTCAGAAAAAAAACGAGAAGTCTTTGTGACAACAAGTTTTAACAATCTTACATCGTCAAGCAGCTGAATATCTCTACCCCGCTTGAGGATTTCGGTTTCAAATTCAGTTAATTTGTTTTGCAGGTCATTTCTGGCAGATGAAATTATTGCATCAATTACTGTTGAAATTTCAACCAGATCCACACCAACTTCACTGGACATATTTGCCAACATAGCATCAAAGCTATCGATATCATGGTAATAACCCATTAAACGAGCATTAGCCTCGTTCAATTGAGTAATAATATTATGCTCTTTACAAAATGCAGCAGCATGGCTAATAGCTTTAGCCTCCTCGTCGAATTCAACTCTACTTAAAGGTGCATCAGATGAGATGTGCTTGATAGGTTCAATTATTTTATTTACAACCTCAACACCTTGCTGATTCGCAAAAAACGAATTAATTATCAACATGATGGCTGTTAGCTTCATAAAATTTCCTATTGTAAAATTACAAATCGCGATCCATATAGCGAGTTGGATGCGCATTATACATCCAGCTGTCTTAATCGCAACTTAATTATGTTTACTCCAATATCGGCCGATATGCAATATTTTACAGCATTAAACACAAGAAATGCTGTATCAACGTGTTGCCAGTTGTCCGCACTTGTCTGTAGAAAACCCGCCGGAGCGGGTTTATACACGTCAACTTAATGCCAGTGCCAGCTTGCGCCACTCTGGCCTGGTGGGCAATACCTTTGTGCCGCCCATGCGTTTCATGATCCATGGTATGTACGGTGCACCATCGGCTACTACTTCTTTTAGAAAAACTTGCTTGCTTTTTGAAATGAAGCACACAAATTCGCGTACATCCGCATCTAACTGATCAATTAACTTCACTACCTTTGGCCAGTCACTTAAGTGGATATCGCTTATTTGATTTACACAAAGATCGGTGCGAATACGATTTCGCGCCCATGTTACAAAGGCTGAGTCGCCCCGAAACAGTGAACAGCTTTGAATTTCTTTAAGCCGCGAGTTAATAAATTGCATGTGTGTGTCGTCTATGGTTTCTTGCGGTACTACTGGTGCTTTTAACTGCAACTGCGAGATATACACTATTGCATCGGCCAGTTGGCTGCGTTGCAGCTGATCGTATTTGGCGATCCGAAACTTGTTGTGCACACGGCTCCAGATCTCGGCCAATGCTTTGCCTACGTTTTCATGTAGCGCGGCTTTTTTGTGTGCCACTTCGCTAAGGGTTTGCTGCTCGCTTGCCGTTAGTGTTTCGGCTGGCCGTTGCCGTTCTGCCAACTGAGCTGCCATTACATTAAAGGCATTAATGTAGGCCTCAAAGATCTGAGCAGCCAACTTACCATTAAAACGACCAACCAAAAAGATAAACCCATCCTTTGTCATTTCGTAGTACTTTAAATCTCGACGACTTGTTCCAACTTGTTGATTTATAACGTGGGCTGAAAAGTTAGCCGACGCAAATTCAGCAGAACATTCTAAATTCTCAATGCTTTGCAAAACGTTTTTATGCTGCTTACCAAACGCCTCCGAAACTTTTAATGAAGTGGTTCGAATATCAGCCTGATGAACAACTATGGCGTCAACTGGGATTAGCTTGAAAACATTAGAATCTTTTGCAATACTGTTCATGTTTACTTTCCTACTTAAGTTAGTAAATTCGGCCTCAACTGTTGCTGCAGTTGGGGCTTTTCTTTTTGGATTACTCATGCGACCTCAAGCTTAACGCCTTCACCCGAATAGGCTTGGCGCAACCTGTAAATTAATTCTGCATTTAATGAACGGCCCTGCTCTTTCGCTATACTCTTAATCACTTTATGCATTTCTGGTGGCATGCGTATAAACATATCTGTTGTTACTTTACGTGGCATTATCAAACCCTCACTTATGTGGCACCGTGCCACCATTCAAATATAGACGGCACGGTGCTACCATGTCAATAAACTTCTTAGGATTATTTTATGAGCAGAGAAGATCCCAAAGTAAACATCAGGCTACCCGCTGATTTAAAAGAACAACTTCATACCTTAGCCGCTGAAAACAAGCGCTCTGTTAATGCAGAAGTTGTTGCAGCCATAGAAAATGCTATACGTTCAAACAAACTTGCTAAAAGCCGTGAGGAAAAACTTAAACAAGTTGATGCCGACGGTAAGAGGGTTTACATGACTGTCGACGAGGCACAAGAAAAACTAGTTAAAGACGTTATCCTAATGATTTTTGAACAGACCAAAGACCTTGGTAAGTAAAAACCAGCCGAAGCGGGTTATTAATACTATTGCTCAATGATAAGATCTGTAGCATACCAAGTATCACTATCTTTATTGTAATGCATAGTTACCTTGTATCCACCTCTTAACATTGCACCAAATGAGTTTTGAGCTTCAAAACTTGACAGTATACTTATAGAGCACTCACCAACTGAAGTTGCCGAGGCAGGACGTGCTGGGAACTTAGCAGAACTGGGGCTTTTTAAATCTCGCTTTACAAATTTTTGAGACATAATAAATGCCATGCTTGTATCCTTGCAGCGCTTCTTCGCGTAAGCCTCTTTGTCACCAAAGCAACTTTTAAAACCGACTACAATTATTGCGATAATTATAAAAAGACCAAAAAAACCTACCGGTGAGTTCGATGCTCCGCTCATATCATGTCCTTGTGATTAGTAGAGCCTAAACTATACCCACTGTTCCATGGCTTCATCAAGTGTTAATTCCCTTTCTTCGGGTTTAGTCCATAGCATAAAGTTATCAAACTCACCTTTACCCCCATGCACTTTATTAAACTGCAGCATTTGCGCAGCGGCAATGCGCTCTTGCCTTAGTTGCAGCGCTATTGGCCCATGCTGGCGGCGGAATGCCAGCCAGCTTAGGAACTCAGCATAGCTGATGCGTTCTTTGGCTTCGGCTATTGTTCTGCCACCGACTCCGGCGAGGACGAGCTCGTGCCAGACGGATTCGGTGGCGGTGAGTTTTTTATTTCACCGCCCAGATCATTTACTTCTGCTACCACTGCTAAAAGCGCAAGGCCTAAGCTTTCACATATTGGCCCACGTGAATCATTGCCCGCTAAATCTGCTGCGGTAAAAATAGGTTTGTTATTTTTATCAACAATACTTGAGGCAATACGGGCGGCCATTACGTTATCGCGTAAATTTGGTGTCATGGTTTCGCTGGATAGCGTAGCGAACGATAAACGCCGAACATACACAATGGCTTTATGCTGTTTTACTTTTCCGTTCTTTTTTACTGTCCATTCTATTTCACGTTTTTCTGGCCGAGCTGGGGCAAACGCCTCGATCTCTTCCAGTGCTGCTATTGATAATTCCATTGAGAATTCCTTATGGCGCTACTGTGCCCTTTTTAACCCAACCACGTGCACCACCAGAACGCTGAATGGTTAATGCGGTGCTTACTACTGCGTTTGCTGCATGGTCGAAGGGGAAGTCTGATACATAGCCAAAAAACTCGTACCACGTACGCGTATTAGGTAATGTAAAACTGCCTGAGGTTGCTGTTGGTGGTGCTTCGCCGTCGCTCCAACCAACTACAAATTTTAAACGAATATCTTCATCTGATTCATAGAGATCGTACAGCCGTGTGTGTGCAGCAATTTCAGGGTCTGCATTTAACCCTAAAGAGGCTTGACCTGGTGTGCGTAAGCCTTTTTTAAATTGCTTTTCTCTGCGCTCAGCAAGCTCGGTAACGTCAATTTGTTCTGCTGGTGAGCTGCCTGGGTTAAAGGTAGTTGCACCAACAATTTCTACAACTGATTGGTCTTCAGGATCAATAAAGTAAACCTGCGTACCTTGTGATAAGACTGACATAATGTGTATCTCCTACTGTGGCCGCCCGTTGGCGGATTTATCAATAATAATTTTTAAACGCTTAGCTAAGCGTTCCATAATTGGGTTAATGTTCTTTGGTAGTGCTGGTTGCATGAAAGGACGCGCATTTACACCCTTGACTTTGTAGCCAAAGTTTTTGCCAGTAACCGGATTAAATAAATTAACGCGTTTTCCGGTTATAGAACTTTTGCCAGTAGTAAAAGCGCTGCGGCCAAATTCTATTAAGCGCCAGTACCAGGTGTCGCCGCCCGGATTCGTTTTGCTACCACCTGTTTCATAAGTTTGTCCCGCTCTTTTTTTGCGCCGGTTTTCTGGGCTGTCTGCGTATTGGCGAGCACCACCTAATATGCCTACGCTAGCACCAACATCACCGGAACCACCGCCTGCCTGCCTTAGCTTTCTTCGAGTCAAGCTTTTTATAACAACGTTTTTAGCGATATTATTTGGCGTGGCTGGGTTATCTATCTGCTGCGCTGCAGCTCTTACTGCATCACGAAGAGGTAGCATTGCGCTTCTTACTACTGCTCTGTAAGTTTTTTTCTGTTTTTTAGGATCTGTGGCTTGTAGTTTTTTTAGGGTTTCGTCTAGCCCTTTTATTTGAATAAGCGGTTCAGTCATTTTTATAAGCCTTTTGCTGTAATGGTTGCATTAAATTCCACTACCATTTCAATGCCGTCCCACATGCCGCCCTCGGGGCCGGCTTCGCAATCGATAGTGAGAACCGATATCCCCGCAATATTGCCTTTAAAGTTGTTTAATACACCAATCGCCGTTGATACAAGCCGCTTGGCTTGAATGTAAGAAGTTGCCCATAGTTCGAACGTCATATCTACGGTAGCGATATCTTGAAAGCTACCGTCTAAATATCGCTCACGGGTTGGGTCAGAGCCTGCGTATACGATTGCTGGCAGTTGGCCGTTTTCGTCTCGCACCAGCGGGGTTATGCGCCCGTCTATTTCGGCGGCTAGCGTGGCGTTGCTGTTTAGGATTTGCACGATGGCAAATTCAGCTTTATTCGGGTTTTCTGTCATTGATCTTTTGCTCTGCAGTGATAAACAGCTCTTTGTTTAGGCCGCCTGGGTTATCAATTTTGGTGACGTTGAGCATGATGCCTTGGTGCTGCACTAGCACGTCCGGCGTGTATTCCACGTTGGGTATGTAGCGGCAGTGAAATACCACTTGATGCGGCTGAAACATGCCGTTTGCTAGGCGCTTTTCGGCTTGTACTGCGGTGAGTATTTCGCAGCGGAACGGGGTAATTAATTCTGGCACTGCGATTTTTTGGCCAGCTTCGTCGCGGCCCGTTTTCGTTACCCGATATAAGTGCCGGATGTGCCGGAGTGCGCCTGCGCGTATCATTAGCCGATCCTCGTAAACGTGTATGGCATTAGCAACATGTCTACGCCCATAGGTACGGTGCTGGTTATGGTGCCTATTACTACGCCTTCGCGGTTGGCGTACCAGTGGCCGATTAAGAGTAACAAGGCGATTTGCACATCTTCTGGGGTTTGGTCGTAACCCACGGCGAGGGTAATGCTGACGCTTTCTGGCTCGGCGATAAGTGCTGGCCATTGGGTGCCAAACTTGGGGGCGAGCGTTGGCATTACTGGGCGGGTGTCGAGCCGCAGTTCTGCTGGGTCTAGCTCTTGGGTTTGGCCGGTTGGGTCTACGTAGCTAAAGCCGGTTATTTCGCGCACTGGGGTGTGCGGTAGTTCTAGTTTGCCTGCGCTGTGTGGCAGTGCATCTAGCACTAGGGTTATTTCTTTTGGCTCAAAGCAGGTGCCGGTTTTGTTTTCAGCGTAACGGTAGGCGGCTTTGATCAGGGTGCTGATTAGGGTGTCGTCTTCGTTATGCTCTTCGGCGTTCAGGTGCTTTTTTGCTAATGCCAGTGTAATCATCTTTGAGCCAAAAAAAATGCCGGGGCTTTTTAGGGCGCCGGCTAATTGCTGCCAGGTATGCTGTGTGTGTTATTCTGCTTTGGGTAGCTTGTCGCCCATTACCGCGACTTTTACCCCTTCAACCAGGTGTTTGGCGCGGTCGGCTGGGAAGCCGGCAATATCATTGCGGCTGTAGCGGCCATGCGGTTTGGTAAAGGTTACTGTTACGTTTTTCGTTGCGGCGGCCTGTGCGGCTTTGGCTTCAGCGGCGGCTTCGGCTGCAAGCTTATCTTCAATGGCTTTGGCTTCAGCGGCGGCTTTTGCGGCCAGTTCTTCTGGCGTTGGGTTTGTTTTTGACATGGTATTGCCCTACTAAGTGATTAACACGGGGCGGCGGTTGATTGCCGCCCGGTTAGGTTGTGCCTGTATTGCTAAGCTGTTACCACGTAACGCCAGTACCTAGCGCTAAGCCTTCAACATGGCGGAAGCCTACATCGTGCTCTGCTACTACACGGATCAGCGATTGGTTACGGGCGTACGCCGATACCAAGTTGCCAGAACCGTCTTTGTAGGTGGCTTCGCGGCTGAAATCGATGGTCATGTTGTCCATTTCACCGATGATCACATCGTTCCAGTCGGCGAAGTAGATTTCAGATTCGTTGCTTCCAGCGCCCAGATTTACCGGAATAGTGGTGCTGTGGAAGATTGGGTAACCTTTCAGCATGCCTTGATCCATTTCTGGGTAGACTTTGTTGCCATTACCATCGCGCAGGCCCATTAACTTAATGTAGCTGCGTGGCGACAGCGCCCAACCCGGACGAATTAGCAAACTGTCGGACTGAATCAGCATTAGGATTAGCTGATCAAGATAGGCGTCAATAACTGCCAGAGTGGCAGCGCCAGACCAAGCCAAGGTACGGGTTGCGTCGGTGGCGGTTTTCTTAAAGCCTTTTGGTGTTGTGCTGGTGCCGTCGTCACGTAAAAACGCTTTGTCTTCACGTACCGCCATGGCGCCAAGGATGTCGTTAAGCACTAATTGCTCGACCTGAAAGCCTGCGCGGCCGATCAGTTGGTTACTCATTGGCACCAAGGTGATCATGGTTTTCGCGTTTAGTTTTACATCGTCGAATTCGGCTTCGGTGGCGTTTACGTCTGACCCTTCGCCCACGTACCCCGCTGTGGCACCTGAGGCTAAACGTGGCAATGATAAGTTACCGTTTGGTAGTGGTACGGTTTGCGCACCTAGGCGGCGAACTACTGTACGAGCACGTAATAATTCGATGATTTCGCTGTGAATGTTTTGCGGTACTAGTGCGCCGCCTGAACCGGCTGAGGTTTCGATGGCCATAGCGACTTCGCTGTCACCAATTTCATCACGGGCAAATTTGGCGGCGTCGGCCATATCGCCTTTTGATGCGGCAATTGACATCACCATACGCGATACTTTTGCACCTAAGTATTGCTTGGCTTCTTGTTTAACGTGTCCAGCCGGTGCTTTGTTACCAAACACTGCCACTGGTGCTGCCGTTGCTGCCGCCATTTGCTCGGCCGATTCTAAGCGAGCTAACTGCTCGCCTAGTTGGTTAAATTCGGCAGATAGGGTGTCGAATTGGGTTAATTGTTCGGCCGATAACTGGCCGTCGGTGTTTTCTACATTTGCCAGCGCTTGGATCTGTGCGTTGATTTCAGCGCGCTTGCGGCGGAGTTCTACAATTTTAGACATGGTGTTTCACCTTTTTTGGTTACAAAAAAAGCGCCATCAGGCGCTTTGGGTTAAGCTGCTCCGCCGCGTGGCTAGAGCTGCAAATTGGTATTGATTGCTGCGGCCTGAGCACGAATGCTGCGGCTACTGGTTTTGGCTACATAGCTTTGGGCAATGCGGTTAATGGCGTCTTGTGCTGGGGCGATTTCGTCAATCAGCTTTAATTCCAGTGCTTCTTGGGCGCCGTAAAGTGCGGCTTGCGTGTCCATTACGGCCTGCGGTTTTAATTTGCGGTAAGTGGCTACCGAGGCAACAAACATGTCGTAGGCGCTATCTAGGCGCTTGTTGATTTCGGCCACGGCCTGATCGGTAATTTCTTCGTGGGGTGACATGTCGTTTTTATGGCTACCACGGAAAAAGGTGTTGTACTTAATACCCATTTCCGATTCCCATTTGCTTACTTCGTAGGTTTCGATAATAACGCCGATACTGCCCACGCCTGCGGTTGGGCTGGCAATGATGCGGCTGCAGGCCGATGCTAAGTAATACCCTGCGCTGTAGGCAGCAAAGTTAACTAAGGCGGTAATGGGTTTAATTTTGGTGCAGGCGCGGATAAATTCGGCCAGTTCGTGGCAACCGATAGCTTGGCCGCCGCCGGTGTGAAAGTCGAGCACCACTTCTTTTACCAGTTCGTGGTTTATGGCGCCGGTAATTTGGCTGCGTAGTTTTTCATACGAAAGCAGCTCTTCGCAGCTGTTGGTAATTTGCCCGGCTTTGGCTACCAGTATGCCGTGCACCGGAATAACCGCGATATTGCCGCTAATCACTACGCCGCGTAATTGGCGTTCGCTGTCGCTGCCCATGTTTACTGTGTTGATTAGGGTGTCGGCGAATTCAATGTCTGAGGTGGCGCGGCCTAATAAGCGGGGTTCTAGCACCGCTTTTACGGCAGTCACTAGCTCGGCAGTAGCGTAAAGCGGTGCGCCAAATACCATGGCCGCGATGTGCGGGAAGTTGATCATACGCGACATAGGATTTCCTCGATGTCTTTCATTTGTTGTTCGGTGGCGTTTAGGGCGTTTTTGGTGTTGCCCGAGTCGACCATGTTTAGCGGTGTTAAGTAACGATCACCACCGGTAATGGGCGGCATGTTTTCTAACCGGCGAATATCGTTTACCGATAGCCAGCCCCAGTTGCGGCCAATGGCGTAGGCTTCGTAACGCGATTTTTGATCGCCGCGTAATAGGCCTGAGATATTAAATTCGATGTAGTATTCGCTGCGCTCGTCTGGCAGTAGCAGATCGCGCATCATGGCTGCTTCGTGGCGTTTTATCCATGGCAATAAGGTGTATATAACGTACTGTAAGCCTTGGTGTTCGATGTTCGAAAATGTGGCCTTATCTAGTTGCTGGATCATGTGCGGCGGTATTTTGAATAACCGACAAATTTCAATTACGCCAAAACCGCGGCTTTCAATTAGCTGGGCCTTTTCGTTGTCCATGGCGAGTTGTTTGTACTGCATGCCTTCTTGCAGCAGCGCAATACTAAACGCATTGCGCAGGCCGCCACCGTGACGTTCGGTAAATTTGTTTAGCAGGCCATCCACTTTAGCTTGATCAGTAATTGGCGGCGCTTCGCGTGGACGCTCAATGACACCCGACATGGTTGCACCGCGTTGGAATACGGCTGCGGCATGCTGCTCGGTGGCAATCGTTAGGCCAATGGTGTCGGTGTTGGTTTGCAGTGGCGCCAGACCAACATAGCCGTCCAGACTAAATCCTTTGATGTGGTGGATCATGTGCATAGGCACAGTGTCGTTAAAATCTAGCAAGCGGTAATACGGTAGGCCGTCGTTACCCTTTAGCACCTTTACCTTTTTGAAATTTACTGGGATCAGCTCTTTTGGGTAGCCGTAGCTGTCGCGCTCAATGAGGGCAATGTGGTTACCCTCTACCCCTAGCGATCCTTGCGCTTGTTCGTAATATTCAAAACTGGTGTCTTTGCGGTTTGGGGTGCTGTGAATTAGCTTATAAACTGGATGATCTGTGGCACGTTCGCGTCCACCATCTGGCGTGCGGCGGTAAAGCTCGCACGGTAGCTGGGCAATACTTTCGGCTAGGAGCGTTACGCAGGCACGAAACGCCGCGACGCCCATGGCGTTTTCTGAGTTTACCATTACGCCGGCACTGCTTTGACGGCTGGCCATTGAGCTGATCCAGCTGGTAAAGTTTTGGCGGGTGTTTACGCCTTTGTCTGTGCCGAATAGGTTTGGTAAAAACATTAGCTATCTGCCTTTTTTTGTTGCGCTATGGCTTGCTGTAACGCTATTTGCCGGGCATAGGCATAGCTTGCAAACAGGCAAAATACGCCAATACAAATGTAACCAGCGGCTGGGTGCAGTAACCATACGCCCAGGCTAACGAGGCCGGCGCCAACAAGGCCCAGCACAAACAGAAAAAGCTGAATTAACATAGTACGTCCGAGGTGTCGTAAATTGATTGTGGCTGTTCGGTCATGCCGCCCACTACTGCGCGGCCCATGGCCATTAAGCCGGCGATGATGCCGTCTATCTTGTTTTCGTCACGCTCTTTGCGTGGGTATATGTTGTCTTTGGCGTCGGCTTTGGCAACTACGTTACTGGCCATCCAAGTAAGTACAGGATCGGCATTGTGCCTAAAGCGTCCGCTAGTTATTGCCGCTTCCCATTCCCGCATGGCTGGGCTCATGTTTTGTGTGGTGTTGCGAAATTCGACTACGTTGGCACCGTCTTTCATTAGCTGGTGTGCTAATTGCGTGGCGCGCCATGGATCGTAGGGCAGCTCGGTTATTTCGAGATTGCCAGCTAGGTCTTTTATGTCTTCGCGGATCTGGTCGAAGTCGATTTCGTCACCGTCCATTAGTGTTAAATGGCCGGAGTTTACCCATGTTTCGTAGGCGGCGCGGTTGTTGCCAGAACGTTGTAACGCACCTTCTGGCAGATAGCTGCGGGTGAAGTATGTCCACCTGATGCGGCCGCTTTCGAGTATGTCTTTAAATAAAAATCCGAGTGAGCAGATATCGGTTTTGCTGGCTAAGTCGACAGATAACCAGCACGACTTGCCATAGAATTGTTCTAACTGCAGCTGTATATCGCCGCATTTGTGCCAGTCGGCCATGTTCAGCCAAGTGCTTCTGGCCGATACCCACACGTTTAAGTGCTTGGTTAAAAAGGCGTTGGTGCGGCTTGGGTAGCGGATCGCGTCACGCTGCTGCTTTAGCAGATAATCGGCGCCTACCGACACACCAAAATTCGGGTTGGCTTTTTTCAACACGGCAGGATCCTGCCAGTCGTCGCCAACGTCTATACCGTAGATGATCCCGAACATTTCTTCGTTCGGCATTACGCCATCAAGCATTTGTTGCACTTGGCGGCGCTTGTCGTAACACGGGCCAGCTAGGTTAAAACCTGAGGTGGTTATGATAAACATCAACGCCTGCTCACGGGCGCCCATACCGGTTAGCATGGTTTCGTATTGATCCGGCGCTTCGTGTTCGTGAAATTCGTCGATAATGGCGCAGCTGGGCGAACTACCGTCACCAGGATTACCAATAAGCGGCTCAAAGCGGCTGCCATCAGCGGGTATGCTGATGTTCTTTGCCATGATTTCAATGCCAGCAAACTTGGTTAGATCCGGTGTTTTCTCCAGCATTAGCTTGGCTGGCCGGAACACTTCCCACGCTTGTTTCTCTGTGGTGGCGCCACAGTAAACCTCGGCGCCAAATTCGCCATCAGCGCAAAGCATATACAGGCCAACGCCGGCAGCGATTACTGATTTACCGTTTTTACGCGGTATTTCGCAGTACGCTTCGGTAAATCGGCGGTAACCGGTTTTCTTATGAACCCAGCCAAACACACAGCTAAAGATAAACTTTTGCCATGGCTCCAGCTTTATCAGCTCGCGTTCGTGGGCCCACTTGCCTTTGGTGTGCGGCAGCAGCTGAACAAAGTCACAGGCCTTCTCTGCCGTATCGCGGCAGAACTTGTATTTAAACGCTCTGGTCTCTGACTTTTTTAAGTCGTCCAGATGCCGTTTACAGGCCTGCTTTACCTCTTTGCATGCGTCGATTCGGCCAGACACCACATCCCGAGCATACTTGTTTGCTGCGTTGACATTGGGATAACTGGCCATTGATTAACATCGCTATTTTGCGCCTTTCTTTTTCAGCAGTGCTGCAAAGGGTTGTACTTAACTAGCCAACAGATACGTTAAGGTGTTTAGCTATAAAATTACTGGCAAGGCTTGGGTGTTTAATTGCTTCGCTTCGCTGATGCAGTAGGTAATTTTCAGGTAACGATACGCCAAAGTTTGGGTTAGCTTTTTTTAGTGAAGTAGGTGATTTCCAGTCATCACCGTCATCCATAACGTATGTAATTGAAAAAGTTTTGTTCGCATCGCAATCATTTTGCGTCGCTGTTACACCAAATTCCTTATTTACTAACTCAATAAGATCATGAATTAAGGAGGTTCCGTTCTTGCGTGGGAGAGATAACCTTGCCGTTTTGAATCTGTTTAAACCGTCCTTTTTGTTTTTCCAGCCATACAGATTGAAGAAAATAAATTTTTGCCATGGCTCCAAACTAATTAACTGTTTTCTACAACCCCATACGCCCTTATAGTGCCGCTGCGTTTCTATGAACTTACAAATACTGTCGGCTGTAGCGTGGCAAAAATAATACTTTAACTGGTCAGTTGATGACAGTTTAAGTTCATTAATAAATCTCTGGCAGGCTTGAATAACATTCTTACAAGCTGGTATTTCACCACTTATCACTAGTTCAGCATATTTCTCTGCATCACTATAGTGTTGACAATTCATTGCTATTTCACTCCTTTCTTTTTCAGCAGTGCTGCAAAGGGGTTTTCTTGTGGATCGTCGCCGCCACCGCCTAACCGGACTCGGCTAGCAGGATCAAGCCCGAGTGCAGCACCAAACGATGAAAGTTGCTTTAACGATTCGTTGATTATTGTCGCAGCCGGATTTTTAACAGGCCCACCTGTGGCGCCTGTAACAATAGGACCCGTTAGTGCGTAATGTTCTTCTGCATCCCGCCACCGACCATAAGCCGCGCAAAATGCTTCAAGGTTGTGCAAATCGGTTCCTGTAAGGATCCGGTTTTTGGTTAACCAAGGTGCCAGCTTTCGCCAGGCCTCTTTGCCTTCTGCCGGGATCCACTCGGGGCATTCCGGTATATGTTGCAACACTTCACCTTGCGGCTCGTCTTTGTTGATCGCTCGCTTGCCGGCATTACCCTGCACCAGCTTCAACTGGGTGGGCTTTGCCTTGCGACCGCTACGACTGGTACCGGCCATAAGCCCTCCGATTTAATTTTATATTTCGCGGCTGTAAAAAAGTGACTAAGGGTGCGGTGAAGGTGGTAAAAAGGTCCCAGATTCTGGATCCCCCCTCCCCCCGCTTTCTGCCCCGCAGGGCCTCCCTCAGGCCCGCCCTTGCCCCGCACTGCCTCGGCCATGCCTCGACTCACCCCGCGTCTTGTCGTCGTGGTGCGGCTTACAGAGCGCCTGCAGGTTGCTGTCGGCGTCGGTGCCGCCTTGCGATAATGGTTTGATGTGGTCGACCACTGATGCCGGGGTGTAACGACCTTGCCGCAAACACTCTTGGCACAGGCCTTTGTCTCGCATCATGATCCGCTGGCGTATCGCTTGCCAGGTGGCACCGCGGGTACGCTTTGCTGCATGCTGATTGTTATGCCAGTTAACAGCCAGGTGTTGATGGTTCTCGCAGTAACCGTGCCGTTCGATTGTCTTGTCTGGGCACATGGGTGATCGGCATGGCCTTGGTGGTTTTGCTGGCATTAATCGCCACTACCTTCATCGGCCCCTAAAATTTTACGCATTCTTGCGGCGTGAAACTCTCGCTCTCTAGCGTCATGATCAGCTTTATACTTGCGCTCTACCTGCATCATTTCCAGCGCTTGAACTTCTCGGCGCTTTTGGTACCACCAGTTAACTGCAAATGTTAGCGCTGCAAACACAATACCGAGTATAAGCGCCCACTCGTTTAGCGATAATAAGCCGGCGCCTGCAGTGCCTGCCGATACCGTATAACTTGTTGCTGTGGTTGCTCTATCCATAATCGGGTTAATTACTCTGTTTAGTTGCATTGTTCTGGCCCTCGGGTTTAACCTCACCGGCCCAGCGCTTAATTAGTTGTATGTTGTTATGGCACTGGAGCAGTATCGACTCTAGCCAATTGCTATAGTCGATGCCGTCAGCATTGGTTACTACGTTAAATGCTTGTTTAGGTAGACAATCGGTTAGTAAACTTTCCGGCGGTGTCAGATACACCGGCACCTGCTGAACCACCGTCCGGGTAATTACCTCTGTATTCGGCGTACTTGAGCAGGCGCACAGCATCAGCAGGCATACGAGTATCAGCCCACGCTTTAATGAATTGATCATGTGATTGCCTCAGTGTGTTGACGTTGGCCTTTGCGTTGGCCAGTTCAGCTTGTAGCTTGGCGCGCTCGCTTAACTGGTCGCTGTGTAGTTTGTCGAGTAATGTTCGCTCATGCCTGAGCTGTGTTAAAAATTCATCAGCGCGCTTTACGCTAACTTTTAGGTTTTCCAATTCTGCCTGACGCTCTGACAGTTGGGCCTGCATCAACTCGGCACCAAGTTGTGCTACTGCCAAATCTTTCTTGACGCTAACAACTTCAAAGCCTGCTGTTGCCAAAGCCAAACCAAGCGCCAAACATAAACCACCTAAAATTTTAATTCTCATGGGATAAAGCTCCTTTCAAGCACAGGTCACGCTCTTCGCGCCTGCGGGTTACTAAGCCAGGTAGCTGACGGCCACCAGCAAATGTCCAGCCCTCGCACGTACCGCGTGATCGGCTGCAGGCGTGGGTTAATTCAATACAGGCATCAACGCGCTGACCGGAGTTAAGCTTTGTGACTAGCGTCGAGTTAGCAAATGCGCCAGGCCCAACGTTGTAATGAAATGACAGGTAAGCGATCTGCTCCTGCTCTGAAAGTGGCACCCGGACGGCCCGCATCATCTGGTTGTTGTGCTGTGTTAAATCCTCAGCTAACTGCGCAACACACTCGTCCTCAGTGTACTCTTTACCAAGTTGAGCGCCCTGCTGCACCCGGCCAAAGCACTGCGTAACAATGCCGACCGGATCCTCATAAGTGCCACCGATGTACCCCTCGTGAACGGCGATAAAGCTGCCACCAGTCACTAACACACCGGCTAAACCTAGTGCGGCAAGTTTTGGTGCAAGATTTTTCATTTTGCAGATCCAGAAAAAGAAAAACCCCGGGTCTGAGGTCCGGGGTTTAATGCGCTGTTAGTATTTACAACTTGTGCAATCTTAGGAAAATATAGCTGTTTTTGAGGGGTAAAAACACGACAAAAATGGCGGGTTTGAAAATAAATTAAAAATATTTACTTAAATCGCTTGCGCTATGCGCTCAATGAGCATATATTTAATTCATCGGCAGCGAGCTGATACCGCCGGGGCGGAACCCCGATTCCTGATTGGAGTAACATCATGCAATATTTAGTATCTAGTTCAGATTTAGAATTCACCTTAAACAATGAAGGTGAAGTTGAATTCCGTCACGAAGGCATTCTTTACCGTTCAGTAGGGCAAGCGACATTTAATAACAGTCCTAATGATAATTTCTCTACTTATGGCGCGCCCCTAGTTTGCCCTGAAGATGCAGAGTACCCAGACTCAATAGTTGGACAGGTACGCTGGACTATCATAAACCCAGATTGTGAAGATGAATCTGATGCGTGTAACTGGGATGAATTTGACATTTATGTCGGATAAATCAACCATCCATTTAAACGTACCACCGGAACTAAAAGGCCGCTGGATACGCGCAAGCCGAGCCGCAGGAATGCGGCTTACTGATTTTATCGTAAATGCCGTGGAGGATTACATGGAGCGTCAATTAGCTAATATAACAATCCCTGATACTGTTAATTTTTCAGACTTAAAATTAGCCAGAGACAGTGACGGTATGGTGTCTTTTGACTGGTTGCCAGTAGAGGAAATATGCAAAGCCAGCAATGTGCCAGTAGAAATCTTAAAAGATGGGCCAGAAGATAACGTAAGCAGTTTAATTATTGCCTGGTACGAAAGCCATTTAGCCAGTGGTGGCCAACGTGATCCGGTTGCTGATGATATTATCGGTGAGGCAATCATAGAACAGCAGCACGGGCAAACAGTTAGCCATGCACCAGGTAAAGCGTGATGCAAAACCCAACCCCAGAACAAGTTAAGGCCGCCAGAACGGCAGCTGGTCATAGCCAAACGCAGGCGGCTGACACTATTTACAAAGGCCTGCGCACTTGGCAGCAGTGGGAAAAAGGCGAGCGCGCTATGGATCCTGCTTTTTTCGAGCTTTATTGCATAAAAACATTAAAGGAAAAATTTAATGAATGATGAATTAGCCCAAATTATTGAATGGCGCTGGGTTGATGAAAAAGGCCGCGCAATGACTGAATTTAAACGTGGCAATCCACCAATTATTCTGGAAGTAACTGACGATAAAGGGACAATGAAGGTCGAGATCAGGCTATTAACACAAAACTTACCCGACTAAACCAACGCCAACAACTGAGATTGCGCATGCAGTAGCGCAACGCGCTGAAACCCTTTAACCGGCTGCAGCTTTATGTAGCGCTGCGTAATAGCGGCCTTTTGGATCGTTGTTGAAATATGCCGGCGCTGCAACCTAACATCTTGTAGCTCTGCAATTTGCGCATCGATATGCATAACCCACTCTGGCACAAAAACCTGATCTGCTTGATGGCTAAATAAATGCTTATCCGAGCTGGCCCAGATGCCCGTACGCATGACTTGGCAGTAGCGCTCTGTCATAGACGTACTCGCGTACCCCTGCAGCGCCTCACGCGATGCCCAGAACTTACCCCAGTTTTTAAGTAATTTATCCAGCTCTTTTACGTTCAACGTCATACTCCTGGGCTAGTGTAATGGCATCTAGCAGATCAATTTTAAACACGCATTCGCAAAACATAAACACAACACCGAACTCAGGCTCGCTTTTTTGCGACTCCCAGCGCTGATACGTGCGCAGCGATATATCCATCATGATCGCCACTTGCTCTTGCGTAAAGCCTTTTTGCTCGCGGCACGCCTTTAATACTAAACCGCCGTGTGGGCCTGTAGCGGCGTCTATCATTTACACCACCCTTTACCAGCTTGCCAGTTCTGGTACCGCGGATTAAACCAGCGGTAAAAATAGATACTGCCACATATGCCAATTGCACCAGCCCAGCCGCTTACCCAAAATGCTATTGCCGGGTTATCTGCTGCGCTTACTACTCGAGTAAACGTAAACTGCGCACCCGTAATACCCCAGCTGATCATAAAACACATAGCCACACGTTGATCGCGTACGAACTGGCTGTTAACGCCCAGAAAGAACACGTTGGCGGCAGTGGCGATAAACAACCAGACTAGATCCATTTATTGAGCCCTGCCGCTATATCATTAAGCCATTTGGGTGAATCAAGAGAAGAGACGAAAACTTTGCACTGCCCTCCTTTATGCTGATCGGCTTTTAATACAACAAGCTGATCAACTTGGCTATCATCTAAATACACACCGGCTTTGCCCATTGCATCTAATAAAGATTTAAGGCAGTTATCAATATCGCGCTTTCTCGCATCGGCCGGATGCAATATAACTCGGACATACAAACGATCTGCCAACTGCTTATTGGCACTAGCCAAGATCACCGCATCTTTAACAGCTGCTTGAAACTTACGACCAGGTGCACTGACCATAACCTGCGTTTTATTGCCAACGCGAACAGATCGCCAGTAGCTATTAACTGATGGGGGATAAGGTAAAGTTAATTCAATCATTGACCCACTCCCCATATTGCGCGCAGTATTTGACAGGCATTGATGTTTTTACAGCAGCGTTATACATCATTGTTGTTTCGTAACGGACGCAGGGGCGATCATCGGCCTCAGCTTTGTCGATAACATAGCCCAGCGCAAATCCCCATGAGATAACAGCTACTATTGTCAGGGTTGTTTTTAACGCCGCACTATAGTCTTCTACAAACGCATAGACGGCTGAACATGCAATACCTATCAGATACAAAATAATTAAAATTATGATTATTCCGGTTATCATGATTTAAAATTCCAGCATTGTTGATGCTCTTAAAACGCAAATGTCAATTTGCTGCTTTAAAACAAAATTAATAAAAGGATCCCTGAAATTTCGATTACCTGAAAACCATATCGTTATCGCTTTTTTGTAAACATCGCCACGATCAGATGGAGTGAAATTTATATCCCACCAAGGTACCTGATTGCCTGCTGGATCAAGCCTAAATTCATTCACGACTCTTTAACCCCTTTGGTGATGCACATAGCCGAATTCAGCAAATGCGCTCGGTGGTTATCCGCCATGGCCATAGCATTGCGCAGGTGAATTAATGCCTGTTGCAGTTCCCAGTCAAAGCCTGTTGCAGTGGGTTTGCTCTCGTTGTACTGCTGCTGTTCTTCGCTCATTCACCTCACCTTTTACCTTTTAAAATGTTCAGAACGATTAATTACACATTCTCTTACTGAAAGTGTTACATCACATAAAACCTAATTAAAACAAGGTTTTTCATGCATTGCGCTAACAAGCAATGCCTGCATTGTGCCTGCATCAAAACCCGCAAATAACAAATCATGATACTGTTGTAGGGCGGCCAGCTTTACATCATAAGCATCCGCTTTTATATAGGCTTGGTCCTGCCCTTTTTGTCGGTGATTTAGCAAGCGCTCTGATACCCAGTAATCCATACCCATTTCAGCCCATGTGGATCTGGCTAGTTTTCTTAGGTCGTGAGAGCGGTATTTGCGTTTTGCTGAGCTGCGGATAAGTTGCTGCGCTTGGTCTTTTGTGGCGGGCTTACCATTAATCATCACAAGATGTTCACCACCCCGTTTAATAATTAATGTGTTTAAAATGCTCTTGGCCCATGAGGTTAGCGGTAGGTTATTATCATGCCCAGTTTTTGTAATACTGCCCGGGAGCGCCAATATACCCCTCTGCATATTAACCATGTTTTTTGTTAGCTGCCGCGCTTCGCCAATTCGCAAAGCAAACATCAACATAAGCAGCTGTAGTATCATTGCTGCTGGTGAGTACCCCATGATAGCTTCAATTATCTGCTGCCGATCAGATGTTAAAAGCGATGACTCACGGGCTAAAACGCGACGCTGTATATAGTCAACAAACTTCATACCAGCCAACGGATTAATACTAATAAGCTCTAGCTCTTGAGCGCTCGCAAATGCACGTTTAAATATGCCGAAGTAGTTACGTATAGTGCCTGGCTTTAATCCCTCGCTCTGGAGTGGCAGCATTAATTTGTCGTCAATAACAGCCTTGTTGATATCATTGATCCGCACATCACCCAGCCTCGGCAACAAATGCTTGTCTATTACAGTGATAACACCACTACGACGGCTTTCGCTCTTAACCATTTCTCGGCCAATCCGTTTGCTATACCACTGTAAAAGTTGACCAACACTAATAAATTGGCTTGATTGCAGTTCGGCACTGGTACCAAGCTTTTTAAGTAGTTCTGCGGTAATGCTTTGAGCATCTTTAGTTTTTAATGCGGGCCAGTAGCCCAGTCTATGGCGTTGCTTCTGCCGATTCTCATACCTAACCAAATACCAAGTGCCCTTTTGCCGGCCAGCTCTATAACGCAATACCAGCGGGATTTTTACATCACGCAACTCGCTAATATCTGCATCAGCAGCATGGCGAGCAATAGCAGTATCGTTAATCGCAACAGCCAGCGAGCGCATTACAGCGGTACCTCGGCATCTAAATTACTCAGCCGTGGATCAATGAGCAGGTTATTTAAGTAGCCATCAAACGCTATCAACTTGCCCGATACTAAATCAGCCACCGTAAACGTGGCTTTATCACCATCAGCGGGTTCTGGCTGTAATGCAGCACGGGCGGCGGCAATTTCGGCTTGCGCGGCTTTAACGTGTTTTATGTATTTGTCTTTATTTGCCACTGTTGATCCTAAATTTTGGTTGGTTGCGGTTAAGGGCATCGCGGTGCTGCTTTTGCTGTTCAGCACTCATTTTGCGCAGTGCTGCCTCTATGTCGTGCCGTTTAATCTCACCAGCGCGTAGCCGATGCAGCCAGAAACACGCCAGCGTATCGGCCGATGCCGCGTCTTGTTCTTCGCGGCTGCGGTTACATAGGTTGTAATCTGGCCCAATCATGCAGCAAGTTCCAGAATAGGTATCCGATTCATGTGCATGGTGTACCCGGTCTTAACCTCTAACTGGTGATACGTTTGCAGTAAATCTGGGTGAGCTTCCCCGCCGTGATGTATATCGTTCTTACTAGCCATAATGCAGAACACGCAGCTTAAGCGTTCGTTTTTAGTAGCTACTGGGTGTCCGGCAATTATTTCCAGTCCGTAGGCGTAATGTGGCTGCTGGCCGGCGTCTAAAATGACTTGAAAAATGTCATATGCAGCCAGATCGTGAACAGGTAACCATTCATGCCAAGTATTGACGCTATTGCTAATACCCATTTTACTGAACAGCGGGCGCTTACGACGCGCCGTACTTTCACCCGCTCTTAAGCCTAAGCAGTTAACGATATTCTTAAACCCGTGTTCCTTCGCGTAGCGCCGTACTTCACGCTGAATAGGGCCACGCTTTAAATCACTGGTGCACTGGCGTGTGGCTGATGATGGCCAGCTTGGAACTTCTGGGCGAGTTTCAAAACGCTTCTCAACCATACCAAGAAAAGTTTTACCGGCACTCGCAACGATAAAAGGCAAGCCAGCTTCTATCGCCTGCTTTCTGGCTAAATCTTTTGCACCAGGCCATACAATGCTACCCAAGTCAGCATAGGCAACTATCAACTGGTCCCGCGGCACAATTTCAAGCAGCTTAATCAGCATGGCTTGGCTGTCCTTCCCGCCTGAATGATTACTGACAAATAGGGCACCAGACTGAATTAGGCTGTTTATCTCATCCATATAATCAGGTTTAATCGTAGTATCCACGCCAAACATATCAATCTGACTCATACTACCTCCGGCTTATTAGTGCGATAGCTGGGCCAGTAGCATTCCACCAGGCAAAAACTGGCAAATAGCCGATCGGCAATACGCTCACCAATGTGGTTGGCGAGCTCGTCCAGTTTCATATTGGTAAGCACAATCGTGCTTTTGCCTTTGGTAACACGCTGATCAATAACGTTGTTTAAAATTTTGCTGTCGTAGTCAAGCGTGCTGCCCAGCTCTATCTCGTCCAGCACCAGTAAATCGACATTAGCAAAACTGCTTATCACGCGGTCCTCAGTAACGGGGCTGTCGTGCCGGCGCGATGCCCGGGCTTTCATTTGTATTTCAAAGGCAGTGGCCACCACGGCGCTTTTGCCACTGGCATTAAGGGCGTTACAAATTGCGCTGGCCATGTGGTTTTTGCCTGTGCCCGTACTGCCACAAAACACCATATTTTTAACGGCGCCATACTGGCCAAAGTTACGCAGGTAATCGCGGCAGGTGGCAATGGCAGCTTTTTGCTCTGGGCGATATACCTGGTAGCTTTCCAGCGTGGCCGACAGGTAAATATCTTGCACACCGCTGCGCTCTAGCAGTTTTTTTACCTCGCGCTGTTGGCGTTCGGCCTGAAGCTGGGCTTGCTGGCGATCAAAATCGGCTTTTGCCTCACGCTGCTGAAACGCTAAAAACTCATCAGGGCTAAAGGCGCTGTGCTTAGCATGGGCTTTCACCTTGGCTAACATGCCGCGAGGCACGGAGATCATCACAGGTTTGTTCATGGTTTCACCGCCAGCTCACGTGCTTTTTTGCCCCAGTCTTGCGGTGTCATTACTTTGCCATCGGCACCAATGGTTATTCCTCGCTGGCCATTGCCATAACCAGCCTTTCGCTCGTTGTACATGCTGGCAATTTTTGCCCAATGCTTGCGCAGTGACGCTGGGCTATGCAGGGTGGTTTTCCAAAAGTTGTCGGTGTGAGCCAGTGCAAACAGGGTTAGCATGTGTTTTGGATCGCGCCGGTCTTGCGTGCGCATCAGCCTAATTTCGTTAGCCCATAGCGCCATGTTTGGCGGCCGGTGGTGTTCGCCAAGGGTGTTTTTTAAGATGGCTTCAAACTGGTTGGCAATGGCAAGATCTTCTGCCGTACCCCAATTTCTACCCTTTTGAATGGCGGAATCAGGTTTACTGGTATCGTCGGCTGCCGAAGGCGGCGACATAAGATCTTTATTAGTTTTCTTTAGTAAGTTTTCTTTAGAGTTATCTTTAGTGCTGGAACTACAGTTCCCTGATTGCGGAACCGTTGTTCCGCCTTGCGGTAACCGTTGTTCCGTCTCTATGGAACCGTTGTTCCGTCTTAAATTGGAACTACAGTTCCGGCTTTGCTTACCTTTGGCGCTTTGCTTCTCACTTTTGCCGGTAGTTAATAACCAATCGCTCAGCACTTTGTTTATGCCAACCAATTTCATCAGGCCCGACTTTTCTAGCGTGATCATCTGTCGCTTATGCAGCTCAGCCAGGCACAGCCTAATGCCCTTTTCTGATATACCAGTTAGCTCGGCCAAATAGGTATTGGTGATGCGGTTGGTTTTTTGGTGATAGCCATAGGTTATGCGCATGATGGCGTGGATTACCTGAAATTGCGCACCCGTAAGATCAGCTTTACACAGATGGTCATATATTGAATTGGCAACTCTGGTAAAACCATCCTCAGTATCAGCTATCACTTGCTGGCCCCCGTTGCGTTTCGCGTTAAAATCTATTAAATTTGTAGCGGTCATTGGCTTACTCGCTTTAAGTTTATGACTAGGCCCCGACCACGAATCGGGGCTTTTTTATTTGTGCTGACCTTTCAGCCAGCGAGGTGCTTTTAGTGCTGTAAACAGCGTTTGGGCACTAGGCGGGATCGGCAATCACGGGGCCGCCTCATTGTTCCGTGATTACCACTGCGGTTTTACCGTCCTACAGTTGACTGGCTGAACCCAAGGGCGCAGGCCTTAAGCGGGTTCGTATACTTTCCTGCGCTGCTTTCCTGTTTCATCGCGGGTAACTTATGAATTAACGGCTTCCCACACCGAACTACGCACTGCCATTGGCCAACTCTGTGCTAAGTTTCATTCAGAGTAATGAGCTGGCCGGTGCTGATCTCCGGCTTGGTGGGTAGGCTGTCCAGACATTCCTACTCATAGCCCCGCTTTCTGTCTTATTCACTGCGCATCAGCCTGCGCATTCAGCTCATTGGTTTTGGTGTTTTATTCCAGCCTTTTAGCAATCCGTTGATTTACGGCCAGCTTCAGCTCTGCTTGTACTGTGTCAAAACACCAAACCAATAAACTGTTTGCCACTTAACCCAGTGGCCGGAGCGGTCTTTCCCGCCGTCAACACAAAATTGCAACCATGTTGCTTATCTGCGCCTAACTGCTGCGCATTGCTCTGATCACTGCGCCAGCACCTCGGGTTGGCTGGCTTCCTGTTTCAATGACCAGAGCAATGATCATCTTTAATAAAGCGTGTCTTCCCACGCCGCCCGCTTACACACACCGTCGGAGGTTGGCCCGATGTTGTAAGCTGCCGGTGTTTTACCCCACCGCCGGCTGGGGTTGCCTCTACACGAGCAAAGAAAACAGCTTTAATGCCCAGATCAAAATCAGCGGTGCGTAAAAAATCACCGCAACAATGGCCGCAAGCATCAGCCCTACAAAAAACGGCAGCGCAGGTTCATTTCTTCTGGCCCATATGTAGATCAGAAACAGCACCCAGCAGTAAACGAATAACGACAAATTGAACCCAGTCATTTAGGCACCTTTGCTAATAACAGTGGATGGATGGCGTGGCAGTTCCCGCACCTGCGCCTTGATAACGGCCTTAAGCGCCAGCGCTTCTTTAATGGCTACGGCAATGCGCTGGGTTATTTGCTCATACTCTTGCGGGTCAATAATGCCGTCTTCACGCGCTTGGCGAATTTCACCCATTACCGCGCCCATTTCCTCACTGGTGCGGCACACCTGATCGCTAAGCTCTTCATCACAGCAAACCTGATCGGGCACTTTTACAAGCACATAACCACGGCTGGCCGCCCAGCTTTCAATAATGGCATCGTCATTGGCCAGTTCGGTTATGGCCACCGCTTCGCCCAGGCTAAGCTTGTGAAACTCTTGGTCTGGGTTTAGCTTGTTACCCAGCACATTAGGGCTCATACCCAGTTTGCGGGCTAAATCGCTGATGTTGGCGCGCTTGCCAAGTAAGTAAGCAGCATCTTGTGGACACTGTGGAACGCCTTTGGGCTTTAACGTGTTATTGCTCATGAGTTGTTTTATCCTAAAACTGTTCTAAGAGGCTTGCTGATGCTTAACCGGTTTGAAATCTGCTTTTAATTTACCGCCGGTAATTTTTTCAATCTGAAAAGCCCTGAGCTCAGGAACATCATCAGGCCAACCTGATACAGATTGGCTTTTAATCCCAAGCGCTTTGGCTGTTTCAACCACACCACCAAAGTGTTTGATGACGTCAATTTTTTTCATGGAGCCCTCAAGCATGGAGTTAGCAAATTCATCTGCGGCTAAGCGTAGTTTAACCTACGTAGGTTTGTCAATAAAAACTGCAATGACAAAACAAGGTTCAGCGTGTAGGCTTTCCTACATGAACGAGATAATGGCTACCCGCATTCGCCAAAGGCGGAAAGAATTAAAACTGACTCAGGATCAGGTTGCTGAGCACTGCGGTATAAACCGCGTATCGGTAAGTAACTGGGAAACAATTGGCAAAAATGGCACATCACCCAAGGGTGCCAACCTCATTGCATTAGCTGATTTGCTAAGGGTATCGCCTGAGTGGTTGGTATCAGGCGATGAAAATGTTAAGTATGAAATGAGTGACCGAGTGAGTGAGGGCGCCAAAACGTATCACTTAGGTGAATTTGATACATGGGATAGCAAAACCCCGCTTTCACCGGATGAAGTTGAAATACCGTTTTACAAGGAAGTGGAATTGTCAGCTGGTAATGGATCTATAGTACAACGCGAAACAAAAGGTTTTAAACTACGTTTTGCCAAGTCAACACTGCGCCGTTACAGCATTCAGCCAGAAATGGCCGCCTGCGTGGTTGTGTCTGGTAATAGTATGGAGCCAGTTCTACCCGATCAAGCTACTGTTGGCATTGATACAGCTAACACTAAAATAAAAGACGGCGATATGTATGCCGTTGATCATGGCGGCTTACTGCGCGTTAAAGTGTTATTTCGCTTACCCAATGGCGGCATACGTCTGAGAAGTTTTAACCGCGACGACTATCCAGACGAAGATTTAACAGCAGACGATGCAAACCATGTCAGGGTGCTTGGCCGAGTATTCTGGTATTCCGTTTTGAGATAAGCACCCAGGAGGCAAGGATGCTGATTAATACAAAAGCAAAACTAGACAAATCCATTAATAACTTTATTGGCATTATTGAAGGCATAGCCGTAGACGGTAAAATCACACCGCCCGAAATAGACTTTTTAAATGCGTGGCTTAGCGAGCATCAACAAGTACTTAACCGTCACCCTTTTAATGAGCTAGCACCAGTTGTGCAGCGCGCTATAGCTGACAATATAATTACCGACGAAGAGCGAGCTGATATTCTTTGGCTTTGCGAAAAACTCACGTCTAACGAATACTACTGCCAAGTCACCGCTACCATGCAGCGGTTACATGGTATTTTGGCTGGTATAGCATCTGATGGAAAAATTACCGAACTTGAATTGCGTGGGTTGCGTGGATGGCTAGATCAGCACCAGCAACTGAAAACTATCTGGCCATACGACGAGGTAGACTCATTAATTACTAATGTAATGGGCGATGGAATAATTGATCCGGAAGAACATAAAACCCTGCTAAATTTCTTTATGGAATTTACCAGCCTAGCCGATGATGTAACGCTAACCTCGCCTACTTTAGACGGTGAAAGCCTGTTTGGTATTTGCGCCACTTGTCCTGATATAGAATTTAGCGGCAGAACCTTTTGCTTTACTGGTGAATCAGCACAATTTAAGCGCAACCAGCTTGCACTACAAATACAAGAACGTGGTGGAGAATTTATTAATACCGTTTCTAAGAAAGTACACTACCTGGTTGTTGGGGCAAACGGCAACCCAAATTGGGCTTACGCTTGTTACGGCAGAAAAATTGAGCAGGCTATTGTACTAAGGCGCAAAGGCATCCCCTTAGTTATCGTGCATGAAAACGATTATCACGATGCAATACAAGGTTAAAATAATAAAGTAAACCAACCCGCTTCGGCGGGTTTTTTATTGCCTAAAAAAATAATGTAGGTTTTCCTTCATAAATCCATTGACAACAAATGAAGGTTTACCTACTCTTTACCTACGAAACGAACGTAGGTGAACATTATGAAACCCATAACCGACTACATCACTCCCAAAAAACGCCAGACGCTAGACCGCCTTTGGCTGTCACTGGCCGCTGTAGTAACCGTGCTATTTGTTGCGGCCATGGCATGGGGGCGCTAATGAACTCACCTGACGCTATCACCGAACTGCAACGCCTAGCCGAACGCATCACCGAGCAAGACCTGCGCATGATGATCAGCGTACGCGGTGCCGCAGCAGTTAACGAGTACATCCAAACTACCATTGCCATGCGCATTGATTACCTAAAACACCAGCAGGAGGCGGCGGAATGATCGCATCTACTCTTACCCAGGCTACGCAGTTAAAAGCCGCATCAACAGTACCTATGGTTATCCAAAACCACCCGCAAGGCTGGGAGCTGGTAAGCCGCTACAACACCCTAACCGCCCAGCAAAAAGCGGCATTGTGGGCGCTGGCCAGCACGGTTTTAGCGTGTCGCGGCAGCCTGCGCATGCACTACGCCGTACCGCCACTCTATTTTGAGCAACACGGCATTGCCACCAAAGGCCAAGGCCTCGCGGTAGCGCGCCAGCTAGAGCAGCTAAAGCTATTGAAATGCTACGTGGGCAAGTTTTGCTTAACCGTGGCAGCGATAAACCTAATTGATTCTGTAACCACTACCATTGCGGAGCACTAACATGATGAATGCAGCATTAAAAATGGCCGCGCCTGGCGAACTCTGCGTGCAAAGCACAAAGCTTATGGAGTTTTGTAAAGTGCAGGCGCGTAGCATTAAAGCAATGCGCCAACATCTTGGCGTTACACATGAGCGTATTAACACGCTACTGGGTGACATGTTGGCTAAAAATCTGTTATGGCGGCAGCACAACACCCTGTACAAAACGGTTGCTGATGCACTGCATTTAGTTGAGCCTAACACAGCAAAAACCGACAGCATGGCGGCGTTAGCCGATTTAACTGACGTTAGCAATGGTGAGTATACGGCAGAGCAAGCCAGCGAACTGGCCTCAGCGCATGAAGAGCTAAATATAAATGCAGCTATCGCAGCTATCGATAACGCCAGTGAACTGGATATGGCCCAATTCAATGAAACCAAATATATCAGCGAGCCAGATCAAGATAATGATCAGGTTATAACTGGTAGCGCTGAAACGGCACGGCAGAGAGAGCTGGCAGAAAACGATATCACCGAACTATTTGAGGATGAAGAAGAGCAAAACCTGCCCTTTCGTATAGCCGATGCAAAATCTAACTACCTCGCCAGCGAATTCGCCCCTAAACCCTACGATCTAACCGCCATGGCCAACGAGTTTGAAGCCGAGCAAGAGCGTGGCGATCAGCACGTGATTGACAACCTAGACGCCAAACAGCGCGTTTTAAACTACTGCCAAATGTTGCTATCGCCAACCAGCACCGAAATGCGCCGCTGCTTGGATGAACTGCAAATGGATCTGGCTGTTATCCGTTTGCAGCAAGAGCGGAGCATTTAATTATGTTCGCCGTGTTTGGTAAAAGCCTCGCCAAAGCGCGCGAAAAAGCGCTTAAAACCACCCCTAAATTCACGGGCAAAGGTGCTAACTACCGCAAGCTAACAGACGAGGAATACCAAGCCCTGTTGGCGGCCAACACTGAAAACGTGTTTAGCAAAATGAAACCGGTAGTGCTGAGCAAAGAATACAGCAGCCCAGAAATCTGTAAGCAGTTTATGCAACTGGCCGAGCGCGAAGGTTACCAAGAGCTAAACGTGCGCATTAAAGCCCCAGTGCAAAGCACCGACACCAAAGGCCGTGCCAAAATCGCCAGCCGTTGGCTGCCCTATGTGGCGGGCAATAACTACATAGACCCCGCAAGAAACGCATTAATTTAGTAAACAAAACAGCGCAAAGCGCAGGAGATAGAACGTGTTGAAAATTAATATTACCGCTGAAAATGTCAGCATTAACCTACACAGCGCCGGTGCAGCAGTTGAGCTGAACGGCGCAGCAGAATGCGCCTTGCAAGACGCTCAAGCGCTTGAATGGAGCAAAACCCTGTGCAAAGGCGAGCGTGTTGATTATGCCGCTGCTGAAAAGGCAGTGGCTGAATTGGGAGATGGTTGGCGGTTACCCACTCGTAAAGAGCTGGAATCACTGATTGACATTACCCGCCACGATCCGGCCATAGACACGGATAAATATCCGGATACCAAAAGTAATGGCTACTGGACAAGCTCGCCATGTGCTTGGAATGAAGCGGCCCGGTGGGTCGTCTCTTTCGGCCTCGGTCATGTCAATGACCGTCACCAGGGCAACCTCGCCTGTGTGCGTGCTGTTCGCGCCAGTCAGTAGTTTTGTTTTTTGTTTTTAATCAACGAGGAAATGCCGATGGAACAGTTTGTAAAAAATGATGATGGCAATGTAACCGATACCAAGCATGGCTTGGTTTGGTCAAAAACACTGGCTGAGGATGTTAACTATGCCAAAGCAGAAAAGGCTGTGGCAGAGCTGGGCCCTGAATGGCGCCTACCAACTATTGACGAGCTACAGCTAATTGTCGACCGCACCAAATACCGCCCTGCGGCCAACACCGAAATTTTCCCCGACACGGAATCAGATTGGTACTGGACAAGCTCGCCATGTGCTTGGAATGAGGCGGCCCGGTGGGTCGTCAATTTCGACTACGGTCCTGTCTATGACCATCGCCAGGACTACGACGCCTGTGTGCGTGCTGTTCGCGCCAGTCAGTAATTTTTGATTTTTTTGGATGATGTTATGACGGCTAATAAGTTACCCGAAATTGCGAGAAAGGCAGAACGCCTTACTGTTGATATTGAGAATGCAGTAAGAGGCTTTTCCCGGTACCAAAAATATACGCTTGGCACCGACCTTAGAAATGCAGCAATGCTAGTTGTTAAGGTGTGCAACCGCGTATGGCGTGACCGTAGCCGTCAGCATCATTGGGTCAACGAGCTAATTTGGGCTGTTGATGAATTAAAGCTAACGCTACAGCTAGCAAGTCAGTTACGGGCGTTTAAAAGCTTCAAGCAATTTGAAGCCATTATTCGCCAAGCCGATGAAGTTGGCCGTTGTGCCGGCGGTTGGAAGCGCGCATTGCATGAAAAGAGCCAGGATCCGGCAGGTAAAGCATCGCCGGAGCGTGCTCAGATACTGAGTGGCCGTTACGCCTCAACACTGGGGCTAAACAATAAACAACATTTTGCTACCGGAGTGGATGCATAATGGCGTATCAAGATAACGGCAGCAAAGCGGCCCGGTGGGTCGTCAATTTCAACAACGGTAATGTCAATGACAATCACCAGAACAACAACGCCTGTGTGCGTGCTGTTCGCGCCAGTGAGTATCAATGCAATGAAACCGTTTCTCTGCGCCAAATATATACAGCCTGGTTAAAAGCCCGTAAAGGCAAAAAGCCAAGCGCTAACCAGTTTGTATTCGACACCAACTGGGCTAACAACCTGTTGCAGTTGCAGCACAGTGTTAATAGCTGCAGCTGGCAGCCGCTGCCAAGCACCTGCTTTATTGCCATTCGCCCCAAGGCCCGTGAAATACATGCACCAGATTTTTCTGATCGCGTAGTGCATCATTGGCTAGTTCCGCAGCTGGAAAAGCTGTGGGAGCCGGCTTTTATATTTGATAGTTATGCCAACCGCAAAGGAAAAGGATCACACGCTGCAGTGGTGCGGTTACAGCAATTTATTAGGCAGTTACCGCGCGCGCACTATTTACAGCTAGATATCCATAACTTTTTCAACTCAATCCACCGGCCAACGCTGTGGGCCATGCTTAAACATAAACTGTTAAAGGCGGGCGCATCAAGTCAAGTCTTGCATGCTACTCACGCGCTATTAAAGCATCACCCAGTTAAGCAAGGCTCTAAGTACCGCTGCACGGCAGACGAACGTAACGCAGTGCCTATGCATAAACGGCTAGAAAACTCAGCGCCAGGATGTGGCCTGCCTATTGGTAACCTAAGCTCACAGTTTTTTGCCAACGTTTACTTAGACGCGCTAGATCAATTTGTTAAACACACGCTAAAAGCCAAACGCTACATACGCTATGTAGATGACTTTGTCATCGTGCACCAAAGCCCGGCGCAGCTAAAAATATGGCAGGCAGAGATAGAGCAATTTATTGCCGAAAAACTGCAGCTGAAACTTAAGCAAGACATACGCCTTCGCCCACTCACAGACGGCATAGATTTTCTGGGTTATGTAGTTCGGCCAACTCACACTATTACCCGGCAACGTGTTGTATCGCACTTTAACCAGGCGCTATCTGCGTGGGAGTGTCAGCACATAACCAACAACAAAATCAAAGCCTTGCCAGCAAGCGTTCGGCAAATCAAATCGGTAATCGCCAGCTATATGGGCCACATAAAGCAATGCAACAGCTACCGGTTAATACAAAAGCTAAACGCTCGTTACCCATGGATAGCAGCAGTAACCGCTAACCGCAAATTTGACTACCGCCTAGAGCACAACTTGGTTGATATAAATATAGGACTGCCACAATGATCATCAAAAACGCCCGAATCTACCTTCTTTCTGCCTCACTACCGGTAACAGCCGAAACGCTGGAAAAAGCGTTAGCCGAATTTAAATGGCAACCGCCAATAGGCCAAGAGTTTAGCCGCAGCGGGTTTTATCAGCCGCTACATAGCAGCATCAAGCAGCTGGTTGCAAAGCTGGATAACGACATATTGGTTATCGCCGTTAAGACTACGCAAAAGCTACTGCCAGCCGCGGTTATCAACGAGCAGCTGCAGCCACTTATTGAAGCGGGCGAACTGGAAGCTGGCCGCCCACTCAGCCGCAAAGAAAAGCAGCAGCTAAAGGAGGATTTACAGCAAAGCTTGCTATCAAGAGCCTTTAGCCGCAGCACTATTACTCGGGCTTATATTGATATGGCCGGACAGCAAATCATTGTTGATACCGGAAGCAGCTCAAAATCCGAGGATATTTTGGCGTTACTGCGCAAGGCCATCGGCACCCTGCCCGCGTTACCCTGGTTAGATAACCACAAACTAAACAGCCAGCTGCAACTGTGGCTGCAAAACCAAAACCTGCCAGCAGGCTTTGCGCTGGGCCATAACACCCAGCTAAAAGCACCAGATGAAGAAGGCGCCCGCGCCACGTTTAAAGACCACCTGCTAACCGCAGACGAAGTGCAAAGCCATTTGCAAGACAAGCTAGTAACCCAGCTGCAGCTGAGCAAAACCGACACCTGTGATTTCACCATGCGTGACGATGGCAGCATTACAGCTATTAATTGGACCGATACGATTAGACGACAAAATGACGAACTCGGCTGGGATGATTTACAATCCCGTATGACGGCTGATTTGTTTTTGGTTACCTCTGAACTGCGCAACGTGCTAGAGGCGGTTAAGGGAGTGGTTGAGCATGGCTAAAGTACTGGTGCATGGCATAGGAATAAATGATGCAAATTACCAAGTATGTCCTAGGAAAGGTAAAGAGCGCGCAGTCTGTCCTTTTTATTCAGCATGGAAAGGTATGCTGCGTCGCTGCTACTCGCCAGCAGAGCAAAAGCGTTACCCGAATTATATTGGATGCACCGTAGTGTAGGGCTGGCACACTTTTTCTAATTTCAAGGCGTGGATGGAGAAGCAAGATTGGCAAGGCAAACAGTTAGATAAAGACATTCTTGAAGCTGGGAACAAAATTTATTCACCAGAAAAATGTGCTTTTGTCGACTCAATGACGAACAGCTTTGTTCTTGAGAATTGTTCTCGCAGGGGCGAGCTACCTATAGGCGTTACGCTACATAAAAAATCTGGGATGTATCAAGCTCAATGTAAAAACCCACTGGAAAAGGATTGTGGTTATATCGGCATATTTAAAACTGCTGATGAAGCTCATTACGCGTGGAAAGTTAAAAAACATGAAGTGGCTAATAAATTGGCTAGCCTGCAAACAGATAAAAGAGTAACTGCTGCATTAATTAACAAATACAAGCTAGATGGTATGGAGTGTGCAGCATGACAAAAAAATACAACATCATCTACGCCGATCCACCATGGCAATTTAACAGCGTTAAATCTGGCGGCAGCATGAAATCTGGCTCCGCAGCCAAGTACGATGTTATGTCTTTGGAGCAACTAAAAGCCCTCGATGTGCCTGCGCTGTGCGAAAAAGACTGCGTGCTGATCATGTGGTACGTAAGCAGCCAGCCACAAGAGGCGCTGGATCTGGTTAAAGCGTGGGGCTTTAAAATCAAAAATATGAACGCCTTTATCTGGCGCAAGCTTTCCACCAACCTGATCCCACACTTTGGTATGGGCTACTGGACGCGCGGCGGTGCCGAGTGTGCATTGCTGGCCGTTCGCGGCAAACCTAAATCGGTATGCAAAAGCATTCGCCAGGTGCGTGATGAACCCGTTGGCGAACACTCAGAAAAGCCAGGCATTTTCCGTGACGATATTGTAAAGCTATGCGGCGACCTGCCCCGCCTTGAAATGTTTGCCCGAACTGCACCAGCAGGCTGGGATGTGTTCGGCAACGAGGTTGAAAGCTCGGTACATATTGATGGTAACGAAGCCATCGAACCATTAGGTAATTCCGAACAGTTGGCCGCGACAGAATGCGTCGAGCAATCTGGTACCCACATCAATGAGGGTACCAAAGCACCAACCCTGCCTACAGTAGAATTTACCAGCGATCAAATAGCCCAGCAGCTGGCTAACGATGAAATCATGTTCAGCGGCAGCCACCTAGAGCTAATGCTGCAGCTAGACGGCATGTTTGGTAAACGCGACAGCTACACCACGCGCCAGATCCGCACCGCAATTTTAGCGCTGGATGAACCCGGCATGGTTACCAAAGATGGTGAAGCGGTTGAGCCAGTGGCGCAAGTCGACAACACCCATGTCGTCGAGTTAGCTAACGAGATAACAGAACCAGCTCCCCCTATAAGCGAGCCAGCTACCGAGATAACAGAAGAGCAAAACGATCTGTTTGAGCACTTCGACGCAGCGCTAACTGCTGCAGCTGAACCGGTACCAGCATTGCCCGAGCAATGTGCTGATGCCGAAATCTATTTTGATGTACTGGGTATACCGCAAAACCTCAGAGAAATGGGCAAGAAATGCGAGCAAACCGACATTGAGCGCAGCGGCTATGCCATTTGGGCTAAGGGTCGTTTTACAGCAGGCAAGATCAACGGCATAGGCATTAGAACTGTTGGCGATTTTAAAAAAGGCTATCTGTATGAGCCTGTGCTGGTGGTTTACCACAACGGCCACGAAAAAGCGCAACATGACAACTGGCCAGCCGCGGTAGATGAACTTAATAGACTGATACTAGAAACCGAGCGGTTTCCTATGGGCGCCAGTCACCCGTTCTTTGCTGGTTATTACAATGGCAATGCCACGTATGATCTCACTGTTAGCGACAGGTTATCTAAGGTTGCCATCTTTACATTAGAACAATGCTATACCGCATTAAAGATACCCGCATTGCAAAGCAGCGTTAAAAACGCAGTAGAAGCGCGGATCCGTAAACTGCAAAAGGAGCAGGCTGCAGCATGAAAACCCCACAAATTCTTACTGGCCAGCAGGCCATTGACCAGTTCGGCTTAAATGCGCTGATTGAATGCCGGGTTGCAATTACCACTGAAATTAACGGCTTGGGCCATAGCGTTATGCAGATAGGCGTTATTGCGGATCCGGACAACTGCTTTATAGACCTCAGCGACGAACCAGCGGTGCTTTACGTTGAAGTTGAGCAGGACGACGACTGGCATCTTTACCCGATAATGACCGATGAACAGTTTGTTTTGCAGGATGATAAAAACCAGCCAGCCAGTAATGAGCTATTAGCCCGGCGCGTGGTTGAGCTGACTGAAACCGTTACCGTTCTTAACAATAAACTGGCGGCTAAGCCCAGTGATAGCGGATACGCGGCACTGTTGGCGGAGCGTGATGCGCTGACTGCGGAGGTTGAGCACTTGCAGAAAGACAGGACTCGAATTGAGCTTAGTGTTTTAGCTCAACGAAATTTCATCACAATGCCGACAGCGGCCGTGCCGGTATTTAACGAAATCTTTAAGGAAATCGATTACCAAAACGAAAAGTGGGGCGAGCAACATATTAGGAGTCAAACTGTTGAGGGGCATTTACTAGTGCTGCGCAAAGAGTTGCAAGAAGCGGAAGATGGCTGGATGAAAAACCTTACAGGTCGCAACTCGGTTGAAAGTGAAATTACACAGGTTGCCGCAGTCGCTATTCAGGCGTTAATCAATTTTCAGCTGCGGAATCATTCTAATAAAGGTTAAAAATTATGATTCAATCAAAAAACCAACCTGAGCTTTACATCTGCCTTGATCAGAGCGATTGGTACGGATGGATATTTAAAAAGAACGAGGATCAACAATTTGTATCCGTTCGTAAGGCAAGCCCATTTGAAATTGAGTTTGCTGAAAAGCAGGCTAAGGGTGGTGAGTCATGTTTATAAAATTTAAACCTTACCGAATTAACCAAACACCGCCATTTGTAAATGTTGAAAAAGTGGTGAGCTTTGGCCAGTACAGCAGCAACGGTAGTTCTGGCACTTGTCTTTTAATGGACAATAACAGTGAGATTTTAGTGGCTGAGTCGCCTGAAGAGGTTGCTAAAAAAATCAATGATGCAATTCAGCAGCTACACCAAGCGGCTAAGGGTGGTGAGTGATGCCACTAACTAAAAAACAGCGTGAAGCGCTTAAACCAATGTTCGGCGGCCGCTGTGCTTATTGCGGCGGCGAACTGGGTGACAAGTGGCATGCTGATCACGTTGATGCTATTTGGCGTGGCTATGACACACCAACAGGATTAATGAGGCCTGAAAACGAACGCCCGGATAATTACTTTCCAGCTTGTGTGCCATGTAACCTATTTAAATCAACTTTCAGTATAGAAGAATTTCGTAGGGAGTTAGGCCATCAAGTTGATCGAGGCAGAAAATCATCAGTTAACTTCCGCACTGCTGAACGTTTCGGTTTAATCAAACCAGTAGCAAAGCCGGTGGTTTTTTGGTTCGAACAGTATCAAGAGAAGGTAGGTGCAGCATGAGAACCGGCATAATTTCAATTATTAGTCCAAAGAAACCTATTAGCCCGGCATGGATAAGCCAAGGAGAGTGCTTAGAAACTGGCTATGCACACTGCGCCTGGTATCACCCGCACTATAAGTTATCAGCCATCAGTGCGGTTGAAGTACCTGACAAAGATATTGGGCCAGAATATCACTTATCAGTGTCAAAAAGTGGCAAACGATGCAGCGCTGCCGAGGCGGCTTTTATGGTTAAACAGTTCGGACTGACAGATGCGATTGAAGATAACCACAGCAGCATAGCGAGAAACTTTTGGATGCCGGTTGCTGAGGATAAGAAAGGCATAGACTGCGACTGCAAAGAGCATGAGGCATTAATAACTGAGGGTGACTTTACTTGGCGCCCTATCACCAAAGAAAATTTTGAACTAGGAATGAAATAATGAGCAGAGGCGTAAACAAGGTAATCATCATCGGCAACTTGGGCGCGGATCCAGAAGTGCGTTATATGCCGCAAGGTGGTGCTGTTGCAAACCTGACAGTAGCAACCAGCGAGCGGTATAAAGATAAGAACACGGGCGAACCTAAAGAGATTACCGAATGGCACCGCATTGTGATCTATCAGCGCTTAGCGGAAATTGCAGGCGAATACTTGCGCAAAGGATCAAAGGTGTACATAGAGGGTAAATTAAAAACCCGTAAGTGGACCGACAAAGACGGCATCGAGCGCTACACCACTGAAATTGTGGCCAACGAACTTCAAATGCTAGACGGCAACCCAGCTGGCCAGCAAGGCGGCCAAGCAAGTGGTAATCAAGGACAAAAGCCGCCACAGCAAAGGCCAGCGCAGCAAGCAAGTGGTTATCAGCCAAACAACCAGCGGCCAGCAGCACCAGCGCAGCAAGCCGCGCCAGCACAGCAGCGGATGCCGATGGGTGGCGGTTACGCGAACAATGCAGCTGGCAAACCCATGGAGCCGCCAATTGACTTTGATGATGACATCCCCTTTTAGCCAAAGGTTAACAGTGTATATGTAATGTTCTGGCGTGTAGTAATGCACTATGCGCCAAAAAAAATGAGAAATGCTATGAATAACCAAATTACAGTGCTTACTACAGATCAGGTTTGTGCGCGGTATGGCTGGAGCGCTACCACCTTATGGCGTAAACAACGCACCAATGAATCCGGCGCATTAGCTTTTCCGCTGGCCGATTTTGAGGGCAACCCGAACAAGTGGCTGATCAGCACATTGGAAGCCTGGGAAAGTGAAAACCGCCAGCTAAAGCGGGAACGGCAAGCGGCATTAATTAAGCATACTGCGGCTTAACGCGCGGTATGCTTTTTAAACGCAACAACATTGCTGGCTGCAGCATTAGACACCAGATGATTAAACCAGGTTATATATGCGTGCTCCTGATCTTTTAAATAATCATGCTTATTATAAACGGCCATTACGCCAGCAAGCTTGTGGCCAAGCATTTTTTCTATAATGTAAGGCGGGATCCCCAGCTCGGATAGCGATGTATCTAATGTACGGCGCAGGTCGTGCAGCCCCCAATCCTCTAACCCCAAATGCTTGCTAATGCGGCTGGTTATGCTAACTAGGCTTTGGCCGCTAACGGGTTTATCAATTCCTTTGTTGTAGGAATCTTCTACCGGTACCAAATATTGTGATTCTGGATAAAAATCCATTAGCCGCTGGATGTAGGGTAAAAATGGATCCGGTATTGGCCTGCGCACTGTGTGGCCGGCTTTCGTGTCTGTGGCTTTCCAGACGCGGTTATTTAAATCCCAATCGGCTTTTAACGATGTTCTAAGCTCTACGGTTCGGCAGCCATACAGCAGCAATAATATAGTAACCAACCTGTTTCTATCGCCAATTAAATTTGTTTCATGCAGATATGGCCATAAAAGCTTAAGCTCGGCATCTACCAACCGGCGCTCGCCAATATTTTCTTTTTTGCCAATGTCGGTTATACGCAAATCGTCCAACGCCCTGCAGTCTGCAAAGCGGTGTACCCTACAAAACCGCAGCGCTTGCTTTAACTTGCTAAGCAAGATCCCAGCCTGCACTGGCGCGTTTTCGCTGACTTTTTTGAACATGGCGATCCAGTGGCGGGTCTCTGTTAGTTCCAGTGGCACATCACCCATAAACGGATAAACGTGATTAGCAAATAGCTTTTTAACTTTACCGGCTGATTTAAGGTTTTTATCAACATATTCAGTTAAGAAGTAGTCCAACGCCATTTGGACAGTAACAGGTCCCAAGTTTAATTTGGTACCCATTTTATTTTCAAAACGAGGATCAATGCCCTTGGCCGCACTACGCTTAGCCTCTTCATTCAGCTCTCGCGCCTCGCTCAAGCTCAGCTCTGGATAGTTACCAAAACGGATCCGCGCAGGCTTATTTTGCCAGCGGTACCGCCGTTGAAATGTAATTAAACCCTTGGGGGATATCCTTACAGACAAGCCATCCCGATCCGCTATTTCCGATGGGCCGCTGTAGGGTTTGCCGCTTATGCTGCGTAGTTTTGTATCGCTGAGTGCCATGCTAAAACCAATTTGGTACACATTTGGTACACAGTTTGTCTGATAGTAAGCGATAGATCAATGAAAAGGTGTGCAATGATAGAGGGTGAAAAGCTATGTAATAATCAGTACTGGCAAGGCTTTGATGGTGAGGTATGAACTGATAGGAAATTATATGAAATGTGGCGAGTGACTTGAACCAAGGGACACTTGTTGAATTAAGAGGGAAAATTCAGCCTCTTGCTGTGCAGTTAATGGCTTACACGAAAAGTCATCTGCAGAACGTTGAATGCTGAAGTGCATAACAATGGGCTACACACAGTGTTA